AGACCGTAAAACTCGTATCAGCGACCGCCGCAGTACTAGACGGGGTTTTGGCCTATGCGGACACTATCAAAGCAATACCGTCACTGCCTGGATGGTTGGTTCATTCGTATGTGCTAATTTTCATTTGCATTATGGCGGTTGATCGCGGGCTACACGCTTACCTTGGTGATGCACCGCAGACCGTTCCACCTCCAAAAGCACTATGAACCTAAAACCAATCGCCATCCTCATCGCATTACTATTCACCAGTTGCACGATCATACCTACCCAGCACGGCAAGGCCCAATTTTGGGGTGACTACTCGCAAATTTACTTTCACGACGGCTCCGTTACCTTCAGCGCCAACACCGCCATTCACAGCACCGCCATTCGTGCCCATTGGCATGGGGTTACCACGTTAGGAATGGAGGCTATGACCTACGGCCTTGGCGGAGCTGGACCCGCCGTAGGGGTTGGTGGAGCAACCATTAGCAACTTCGTCAACCGCCCCACCAGCCGGACTAAACCCCTTCCAGGCCAACCATGACCTACCCAAGAGTCCTTGCCACCCTGCACAGCAAGGGATACATCAGTGTTATTTCCGAATTAAGCCAGGATGGCCTCGTGCATTTTGTGGCCAATGCCGACATCGACGATGACGGGACAGGCCCAGGTTACGGCGATCCATACCATCAGAACGACACCACATTGCATTACCAGGGACAACCCCTCAATGCTGACGAGGACTTATACGTGGTGGTGCCGCCATTGATTTGCCGGAAGGTGAGGGGAATCGTGCTGGGATGCAAAGTAACAGTGACTAACCGCCGCAACGGCAATGTGGTCATTGGAGTAATCGGTGATATTGGACCATCATTTAAGGATGGGGAGGTGAGCATCGCCACCGCCAAGGCGTTGGATATCGATTGGAACCCAAATACCGGAGGTGAGGACTCGGCGGTGATTGAGTATATCATCGAACCAGGAGTGCCAGCCATGTCCAATGGCAAGACATACACCCTGCAACACTACGGAGGCTGATGCCAGCCTACGAAATAGAGCAGGATGCCATGGACCAGAGTTACAAGAGAGCGTGGAAATCCGCCCCTGCTTCTTTTCGTAAACGGGCAGCCAAACTCAAACTGATCGCCAAGGTTGATTCGGTGGCCTACGGGGTTATCGAACTGGATGAAGGCATGTCCACCGTAGCGACAGAAGAGCCAGAGATCGACCCTATGGAGAACGCCATCGAGGGTGTGATCGAGCACCGAGGATGCCAGCAGGAGGACCTGATCCGGGAGATTGCCCAGGAGCTGCAAGCGCCCATGAGGGAGGAAATGGAACGCGACCGAGCCTCAGCCATCGGACGCATTGCCTGCTATCTGGTCAAAGGAAGGGACGGGGGAAACATCCTGGCCCGCATCCACTCTCTCCTCCATGCCATCCCACGGCTGGCCGCCATCACCGGCTTCCCTTCCTTAAGGGAAAGCTCCAAAGCCTGCGGGGCTAGCGTGCAGTGGATAAAAATAGGACGTGACAAGTGGTGCGACATCCTGGAGATTCCCATCCCGGTCGAGGGAACCAAGAAGCCCGAAACCAAAGCCAAATACCGCCAGCACGCCAAAACCAAGCACTGGCGCAAAACCAAATACACCACCAATGCAAACCACCGAAACAGCAACAGAACCAACAACTGAAACACCAGAAGTAGAGGTCCTTCCACCGGAGACCTTTCAGATCAGCACCGGCCAGGATGACGGCTATTGCGGATTTACCATCAATATCAATGGCACCGTCGAATTGGATGAGGATCAGACCCCAGAGCAATACGTCAAGGGGCTGCAATTCTTCAAGACCGGCCTAACCAAGTTTAAGCTGACCTTCAGTGACTACGTAGCCAAGGGTCGCAAAAAGCATGGCGTCCAATGTGTGGAGAATGGGCTTGAGCAATTGGAATTCGATATGCCCACCGTGCAGATGGCCCTAGATATCGCCACCATCCCGGAAGAGATGCGTTATCCAAACCTCACGGAAGCTCACTACATCGTGCTGGCCCGAGCCAGTCATTTAACCCCAGCCAAGCGGGCCAGATGGGCCAAGATCGCCTCCGAGCAAAATCTCACCGCCGCCGAGCTGAAGAAGGCGATCAACAAGGGTGAAACAGGGGGTGGAAGCGATGATAGTAAAAGTGGGGTGATGTCCATCCATGGCATACATGTTGAATTTGACGTGTGGCTGCGCCGAGTAAAGGGAGTGAAGGGCATTCTAAAAATGAGGCCGGAGGAGATCGACGAGATACTGGAAGAGCTGGCCCCTTTTGTCGGACTCCATTCCGCGATCATCGCCGGACGTAATCAGCCAAAGAAAACCCGCAAGACTAAGAAGGCATGAGCGAATACGACGACCTAATCCATAGCCTTCGTGAGCTTGGCTCCAGACTCAATGAGATAAAATCCAAGCAGCGGAAGTTGCGTCACGAGCTAACCGAGATCGATCGACAGGAGATTGACCTCACCCGTGATATAGCCGTAGGAACAGAGAAACTCAGCAAGGCGACCGGAATTCCACTTGGGCAGCTCACTAACATGCCGCCTAGATAATCAACCACCAAAAACCAATGACCGTATCATTAAATCACGAACAAGCCCTGCGGGATACCTTCAATAAGCCCTGCATCATCAAAGATGGCGAGGTGTCCTTTGAGCACCTGGGTAAGAAATACCGCCTGACCAGCGACTGCTTCAAAGACCTGGATGGAAAGACCGTCTTGATCAACTCCGCCCTGGAGGTCAATCGCGGAGAGGTGCAAATCGGCAAAGCGAGAAAACTATGAAGCGCTTCGTCATCCCGATCTTCAAAACATCATCCAGGGAAATAATCATCGAGGCTGAGGATCATGAGACCGCTCTCCAGTTGGTGTTACACGACTATCCCGGCTGGCATGGCGATGTAGTCGTGGAGTTGCTCAAAGACGATGAGATAGGCGAGGAGTATAGTTGCTTTGGCACCTGCGAGAACTGCGGCAAGATGCTCTGGGACGAGAAGGAGTTCGTCATGAGCGATGATGGTTACTTCTGCCTGGGATGTGTGGATGCCCTCAAGGAGGCGTGATTGACAGCAAACCATTAGGTATGAACATCCTAGTTGTCATCCTGATCGTCCTCCTTCTATGTGGCAGTGGATATGGGTTTACCTCTGGCAACCTGCATCTTGGCGGCGGGCTGGGCCTCGTAGTTTTGGTGCTGATAATCCTTCTCGTGCTCGGCAGGATTTGACCCCATGACGCCCGAAGAGAAAAAGCAGAAGGCGAGAGAGTTGAATCGAATCGCAGTAAAAAAGTATCGTTCCACCCATCCACAGCCAGCAGTGAGTGAAAGGCAAAAGGCATATCGGGCTCAATGGCAACGCGAGAATCGAGAGAAGTGCCGCGCATATTCCAAAAAGTATCGAGAGCAAAACCCGCGAGTTTCTGAGCCGCGCACCGATGCTCAAAGGAAATACCAACGAGAGTGGAAGGCTCGCAATCCGTCCAAAATAAGAGCGTATCGTCAGCGGTGGATTTCCAAGATCGGAGTCAAGGAGCGACTCAAAGCCTATGAGCGATCTAAGCGCAGCACCGACCTAAATTTTAGGATCGCATCTACGCTGCGGTGCCGCATCAGGGCCGCTCTGAATGGAATTGGAAAGACAAGCCGCACTGTGGGTTTGCTGGGATGCTCCATTGCCGACTTCAGAATTTATCTTGAAAGTCGATTCGATCACGGAATGACGTGGGAGAATTACGGCACCTTTTGGGAAATTGACCACATCATGCCGTGCGCGATTTTCAATCTTTCAAATCCAGATCACCAACGACGATGCTTTCACTTCTCCAACCACCAACCGCTGACAGTATCAGCAAATAGAAAGAAACACACACAATGCAATCTCCCGGTATTTTAGCACTCCTGTATTGGCTCATCCTGGTTCTCTCCTGCATCGGCGTATTCGCCCCTCCAACGTGGCCCTACGGAGTCCGCATCAGCGGCGGTGCGTGGATTATACTATTCATCATCATAGGTCTGCGCGTCTTCCGCATGCCGATTCAGTGATGTCACGGAGCCCTGAATGATCTTCACCCTCCTTTGGTGGTGGTTCTTCATCCAGGACCCCGTTGACTATCAGTGCCTGGTTTAATCCTCCATAACCAGACTCATCAACTTACCAGCCCGCGTTTCCAGGTCGGTGCGGGCATCCAGGTAGTCAAACCCCCTGGCATAGGTAGAGAGCCCCTGCACCAAGTCCCAGAGGGTCTCACGCTTACCCTCCTCCTTCTCCGCCGCCGCCATCCCTTCACGAACCTCCGTCTTAGTGAACTTGGCTATACCAACGGCGAATTCCATTACCTCTTCTTCCGTTGGCTTGCCGTTCTTATGCGGCAGCCTGGACTCCTGAGCCCTTTTAATAGCCTGCTCCATCGGCTTAGGGCTGGCGTTGACATACTCCAGCAAGGCAGGCATGGCCTCGCCATCGAACCGATAGGGTCCATTCTTGGAATGCCGGATGATCACCGTGTTCACATCCTGCGCCCCAACGATTATGTGGTTACCACATACCAGGTTGAACAGGAAGGTGGTCAGACCAAAGGTCTTGGCTCCCACCTCGGAGTTCCACATGAAGAACCCCCGGTTCAACTGGGCGCGTGGACCCGCATCCAGCAGGCTGCCGCCATCGACCATGAAGATGAAGACATCACGATCGCTGGCATACAGCCCGCCTCCCACGACCTCACCTCCAATGCCGTGCTTCCAGGCTTTGGGATTGTGGAACCTGCCATCGGTCTTCTCCACGATCCGGCCTGCCGCGTCCACCACGTCCGCATCCCAGATGCGGCCATAGCTTGGCGAGGTCACCGCCTGGAGTGCCGAGACACCCTCCCTCTCCACGGTCATGAACTTCAACTCATCCCGCTTGGATTGTTGGAGTCCATAATTCAGGCACGGCACCACCAGGGACTGAGGTAGGGTCCGCAGATAGGACGCCGGAGCGCCAATGAACCCACAGAACTGCCCCAATGCCCAATGACTAGGCTCGGCCATCATTCTACTCTTACCGAGCAAGAGAAGCCCTTCCTTGGTTTTAGCCCCCACTTCACCGATATCCACATCAATGGAGCGGCTGGCCATGCGCCTCGCCTGCACAGATGCACGCAAGGCATCCAGAGTCTCGAAGCGCTGATCCGCTGGACGACTAGCCCATTGGTTGTGTGCTTCCCAGAGATAATTCGTTTGCATAGGATTTACTAAGTTGCCGCCTTTTGGTTCACCCGGCGGCGAGGTGTGTTATTTCAGGCCATATGCGTCAGCGATCCATTATAGAACTCGCGGCTCATATAAGGCTTAGTCCGACCCTTGCGGGTGCCGTGCATTACCTTTCTCGGCAACCCACAGCGCTTGGTGGTTGTTTTCTTGTGCTTGCCGCCTTGTTTCTGTTTGCCCATTATTAATCACCTCCTTTCAGTGGTTAAGGATTAAATCAATCATCTCACAGAGAGAGGCCACGGCCACGAATACCCCAGCCACCATAGCCAGGGCCAGCCAGACCAGCCTCATACGTTTATCCAGTCCGCTTGTCGCGGTGCTGGAGTTGCTGGTGGATCAACGTGCAACTCGATGCGATCCTGCCGAAACTCCGGTGGAAGCGTCGGAAACATCACATCCACCGCATAGCGCTTGAACATGAAGATATTAAACCCAAATGAGAGAGCCAGCAGCACCCTCCAGAACGGATGCCATGGACAGAAGGCCATCCACAAGATGGCAGCGACCAGGAAGAATATCCCACTGAACATACTCAGGGCTAATAACCAGTGTGTAATCATAGTGTCCTTTCTTTTGTGCGTTTTAAATGCCCGCCACGGCTCGCCTGACCCCTCTTCCGCTACCATAACCCTATTTAGGGGCCAGGACGAGCGCTAGGCCGGTTTTTGTGCGATTGCGGGCCTATTCCGCGTGCTTCAGTTGAGCCGGTTCGCAGTCCCAGACACTATCATCCTGATCGATGACCTGGATATAGTGGGCCTTATAGCCGATCACACGGGCTTGGAACTCATGCTCGAACTCATCCTCCAGTGGCATAACCAGCACTTGGTCACCAACCGTGAACTGCCTGGTGTTCATGGCGAGGTATCGGTGACATACATGAACCGGGCATTATCCAGCTCCTGGTTCCAGGAGAGCCCCGCCCGATCGCAGTAGTGCATCAGACAGGACAGCATGTCGGCCATCGGGCTGTTGGGCGAAACGTCAGGCTGCATCATCATGGCCGCCATCAGCACAGCGCCTTCTTTGGCTTTCTTCAGGTTGTTGCCGTCCTTATCGGGAGGCAGGTTCTTGGGATCAAGTCCATCGAACTCCTTGATCAGGCGTTCGTAGATACTATCGGCGGCCTGTTCGACCGCCATTGGTTTCTTGGTGGTTTTCTTCATGGCATTATGTTTCATTTTACTTTGGTTTCCTTTCTGTTGTTACCGACCGTTGGTGAGGTGCAGGTCCTCCAACACCCCACGGAGCCTCTTAGCCAAAACCACCTCGGGTGATTCCACTGGCTGTTGACCGCGATAGTCGGCCTTAGCCAACCGCCCAGCGGTGAGCAGGGCTTGCAGCCCCACCTTTCCACGGATGTTGTCTCCGAACTCCCCAATAGCATACTCCTTGGCTTCTCTAACAGCCCCAGAGATGACCGCAGGCACCAGACCGGCGTAGACATCGCCGATCTCCTTGATGCCATCATGGGCGTCCTCAGCCAGCATCTTACCGCCGATCATCAGGACAAAGCGACCAGCCGCTTCCGCGTCGGGAGCTGTATAGTTGATCACCTTATCAATCCTGCCGGGGCGCAGGAAGGCTGCATTCACTTTCTCCGGGTAGTTGGTGGTAAAAACGCAGGCGACATTGGCCTTCTTGGTGGCAATACCATCGAGCACATTCAGGAAGGCATTCATCTGATCACTGCGATCCCCTCCGAAGATAGCATCAATATCCTCCACAAAGAGGACCGATGGTCCATACATGGCCGCTAGCTCAAACGCATTGGTGAAATAAGTCGGATTCTTGAGGTAGAAGAACCCCAAGCCTGACTCGGAAGCCACCTTGGCGGTGTATTTGGCCGTCTGGGTCTTTCCTGTTCCATAGGTGCCAGCCAGCAGGATGGCCCGCTTGAAGGCGATATGGTTGCTCTTATAAGCATCGGGATGGCGCATCACATTCCAGAGCGTGCCTTGGAGGCGCACCTCGATATCATGCGGCAGGATCAGCGGAATATCCCCATCGACATCCATGAAGACCGGCGCATTGAGTTCGGGATCGAATTCACCACTCTTCAGAAACGACAGATCGATCTCCACGGGCTTGCCGCGATAGATCGAATGCTCAACCAGGCGACGTTCGGCCTCGCTGACCAACTCCAATACTTCACGCTCGAATTTACGCTTAAATGCGCCGCTGATCTGGATGGCCAATGGAGCAGTCATATTCACATCCACGGTGAGGTTGCCGCCCTCCCAAGTCACCGGGCTCAGCGTGCCATGCACCGCATGAACGACATCCTCCCTACCGGGGCCGGTCTTGACCGCCACCGCTACCGGAGGCTCCTCACCCCAGAATGACACGCGCGATGCTTTAGTGAACCCATAGACCTCATCCATGGCCCGATTAAAGGCCACGATACCATCCAGTGGATAGCACGGGATGAGCCGATGGAACCGCATGACGGATTCCTCCGAAGCCTCCTTAAGGCGCACCGCCTTGACGATATCATCGTAGGGCACATCATCCGGGATGATGAGCTTGTGGCCGTTGCGCTCGATGGACAGCTCCACTGGCGCTGGTGTTGGTTCTACTTCACGCTTCTTACTTACGATCGTTTTCATTGCTTATTTGCCTTTCTTTGTTTGTTTTGGTTATTCGAGGTTCCCGAGAGCTGAGGACAGCTCATCGCGAATCGTTTGGTAGTGCTGCTCTTTCTTTTCCTCCACGGCGGCAGCGATCTCTTTAGCCGTGGCTTTTGGTAGCTCCTTCTTCACTTCCACAGTGGCCTCTTCCTCATCGAACTCCTCAATACTCACGGAGTCCAACTCATTGACCACATTATCGCAGTTGTCATAGCGATCTTGGAGGAGCTGCCCAGTATCCGACTCCTGCAAGCTATCCGGCATGTTGTTGCGTTTCTCTTCTTGCTCATCCCGGAGTTCCTCGATCTGTCCCTTGATATCCTCCATTTCACTCTGGAGGTCATCGGCATTTGTGCCAGTGAACTCGAAGCTCTGGATATCGCTGACTCTACCCAGATACTCGGACTGCGTGAGGTCGCTTCCCTTGGGACTACACTCCGGCTTCATACACCGGACGTGCTTACCATGGCTGAAGTTGAACTTCCACCAGCGATAGGCTGATCCCTTGGGTATTTTGTCGCCGCACTTCCCACATGAGAGGGGTTTGCGGCTACGTTTAACGGTATTTACTCTTGGCATTTGGTTTCTCCTTTCTGTTCAATGATTGGTTCAAACGTGGCATAGTTGGCTCCGAGCTGCTTAAGTAGCATATTCAAACACTCAGCGCAGAGACTCATCTTTCCGATCAAGCCATCATCTCTTGGTTTGATTTCGGTGGCTATAACCACTGGTTTATTGCGGCATTGCTCCAGACCCGGTATTCCACCAAGCGTCATGAAGGTATTTCCATTAGGCTTCATGGCTTGGCAGCGATCTGGGTCAGGCGGGATTAATTCGTTAGCCGTCATAGCTCCAGCTCCATTCTGGCGATTTCCAATTGCTTACGCCGATTCTCTTTGAGCACTTCCTCGGAGTCCACCTCCGCCACCAGTTGATCTTGGGCGCTGCCATAGTAGGTATCGTCCAGGTAGGAGTCCAGCAGCTCCAGGGCGGCCATGAGATTAACCTGCACCTCGGTTAGGCAGCACCTGTATTCCAGGTCGGCCAATTGGCAACTAGCCCTGGAGATGTAATCTCGGGCGGCCTTAACACGCTGGGCGGTCATGGTTCTCTCCCTTCATTAAACTCGACCTCGTGAGCCATTAACTCCTTCTTGGAGATGCGTTTCTCTGGCTTGGTCCTGATGAAGAGCAGCCCCCATCCCAGCAACCTGGCCTCAAAGGGGACATAAATCCCCAAGTCTTTCTTCTGGGCGCTCCAGCCACTCTCGGCAATGGTGCCATCAGGCGAGTTCTTCAGCATCTGCACGACCTCATCATGGGCCACATCTATGCAATGAGTGACTCCGGTATTGGGACGGCACTCAAACCACAGCTCCATAGGATCATCATCCGACAGTCGGTCCAGGGCCTCCTCCAGGCTGATGGCATATGGTAGGCTCATTTAACTCCTCCCAGCACATGATGGGTATCCTTACACAATCCCTGCCGGATCATGGCCGCTGCCGCCCGACCATAGAAGCCCTGGAGTTTCCAGGCCAGGCCGGTATCGATCAGCTTCTGGAAGCCCCTGGTGACTTCCTCTGGGCTGAGTTCATTATCCTCATACGCCATGCAGAAGTTCACGGCATCGAAGGGTTGTTCAGTAGTGGTTTCTTGTTTATTCATTGGCGAGTTTGTTTTGTAGTTCAGAGGCAGATTGCAATATGAATTGAAGGAAGCGCCTCATCTCATCCTTCGTAGTTACATGTCGTCCCTTTTCGGCGTCATTCTTGATGTCGTCGAAGATGTCTTGTAGGTCCATTATCTCGGATTCAGTCATGTTGATCTCCTTTCTTGGTTGCGATATCAAGGGCTGCTCTCAGCATCAAGACAGTTGGTGCGAGATACTCATCAAAACCAGCACAGGCGGCCTTAATTAACGCCAGGCCATCAGCATCAGCGACCACTAACCCACTCTTTATAGCATCTTCGATATCAGCTATAACGGCCACCTCTGGTGGATAACTATACGACACGACTGGCTTGGCTTGTGGATGGGCGGCGACCCACTTCCTGGCCTGCGCCGACATAACGGCAATCTGCTTTTCGTATTCAGCCTTCTTATTCATGGTTGTTTCCTTTCTGTTTGTTCTGCGGTGAGTTCTTCGAGCGGTTCAATAACGTTGATCGCCCGATCATTTTCGATATAGACGATATTACCACCAGCGGCTACCGCATGACGGAAGCCGAATTCTTGCAAAATCACATCTACGGCGACAGGATTCGGCATACCCTTCCCGGATACAGAGATAGAGATGTGTCTACACCAGTTTAATGGAGCCGGTTGTTGCTCGATGCTGAAGACGCAACGGAACCCCACAGGGAATACGCAACAATGGCCCGGATCATCCCCAATGGCTGGAAGGTCAGGGTCTGATTTTTGTTGAAGTTCATTAGCGCTTGCCATCCTACCACCAGACATAACCATGATCTGTTCATAAGAATAGCTGTGTTGCTCCGCATAGGACACAACCTTGGAAATATCCTCCTGTTGGGCCTGCCCGATGATCAACGGTCGATTAGTCATGCGGCACCTCCTCCGGCATACTCCACTTGATCTCGGTGTCGAAATCATGCTGCGGCAAGCCAGCAATGCGATCGAATTTGAAACGCTGATAACAGCGCTTCGCCTCCAACAAGGGCAACAATTCCAGCAGGATGGCCAGTGCCAGTTGGGCTGGACCGCTGCCCGCATAGCCCCAATTGAACCCATCTGGGGAGTGATTCCAGACCTCTTGGCTGCGCCCAGGCCATAGCCGATTGCCATTGAGCCAGATCGCCTTGGTGCTGTATTCACCACGGAGATGGAAGGACATTATTGGATTGATAGTCTTCATTTATTTCTTTCTTTTTATGCAGGTGTGGATGGAAAAAAGAGACGCAAACTCACCTGCACGCTTGCATCTCTCGTTGGAAAGTGTATATGGAAGGAAAATGAGCACGTTGATCAACAACGAAATCACTCTTGTCCACAATGGCCACATCATCGAGGTTTTCGAGCTGGCCTATAGGATGTATGAGGTCCGTTGGATCAAAGAAAATCAACGCCATGGCATTCAGGGATCGGACATGAATACCCTCCTGTAAATGGCGCACCAGAGCCTGGATGCGCCAGGGAATATCTACTGGTCGTCCCGCGCTTGATCCCTGGCCTTAATAATCCTATCCACGCGCTCATTACCCAGCGCCTCCTTAGCTAGGCGGACGAACTCCAGGTCATCCATTTCGGCCTCCGACACTTTACACTCCTCCGCCAAATACTTGGTAGTGGCGAAGATCAGCTTGGCCGCTACCACCATAGTAGGCGGCGCTCCTGGTTGCTGGGCCTGACGGTGGACCTCAAAGCAGGCCCTTTGCCACATGGCGGGAGTCAATTTCGTCAGGACTTCAATGGACTCCCTAACCTGTTGTGAGGCGGCCTTAATCAGTAGACAATCCGCCCCTGGAATACTATCGAATATCTCGCTGATTTTCAGTTGATCCGGGCTGAACAGGTCGATGTCCTCCGGGTCTTTCATGTCTAATTTAATCATACTATTTGTTCCTTTCTTTGGTTGTTTAGTAGATGCGAACCGATCCATCTGGATACTCCCACGCATAGCGTGGTTCAGTGTAATCGTTCGCCGGGATGTATTTGACATATCCGAGCAGCACCCCATCAGCTCGGAATTTGCAGTAAACGATGATCTCTCGTTTACCTTGCTTCTTGCGTTTCATGCTGGCACCCCTTCCTTCTTCTGACCCACTCTTCCATCTGGTCCTTGGCGGCATCGGCATCCCCGAAGAAGAACCTCGGGAAACCATCAGCGCCATCGACACTGTTGCCAACCTGATCCCCCTCATAGTCGAGATGGATCAGCCAATCGCCGCGATCGCAATAATTGGGACGCTTGGTGAGATAGAAGACATACTCACCATGAGCATCCCCAGGACCATGAGTGGGCACACGACCCACGTAATCGGAGCCAGCCTGCACCCATCGGATTCGCGCGGTCACAACAACTCCCTCGCTCTAGCAATCAGGGCCGCCATCCTAGTCCAGCGGACATAAGTATCCCCGTCGTCATCGTAACCTGTCCCGAATGATCCATACCAACCCTCCTCCTCATCCTCTGAGCCGTCATATCCATCCGGCATACTAGAGGACATATCGTCCACGGCATTAATGATACTACCCAACACCACCCTAACGGGATCATCATCTTTTGAGCGCATGTTGCCATCGGTCAATTTAGCCAACTGCACCACGAGGTCATGGCGTAGCGCAGGGCTGGCAAAACCCAGTTGACGCACGATAACCGGCAGGAGTTGATCGACGATCTTGGCGCACTGTTCCTCGTGCTCGGTATAATTGTTCTTAGTCATGATTGCACCTCCTCAACCCGTGCAGCGCTAATCAAGCGCACACACAGCGCCAGATCATCAGCCGTGGCATTACGCCTCGCCTGCCTTAATCCTGGGATCAGGTCATTGGTGAGGTAGTTGAGGAACGTAGTTGTATCCCTGAAGCCGCCCTTCATAGCAATGGCGTCTTGGGTTTCCTTAATGGTGTTCATAGTAAGTTTCCTTTCAGCGTAGAAGTGTTTGAGCCCAATGACAGCCTGCGCCACAGTCATTGGGGTGAAGTTCACGACCTTCCAGCGATTGTTCGCCTGGTAGTAATCCCGGCACATTTGCAGGGCGACCACCAATCCTTGGAATTCATCCATCGTTAAATTTGAAGCCGCCGCATGAATACAGGCAATATGAGCGATCTTCATAACCTCCTTAGCTCGATCTTCAGGCATGATCTCCTTGAGCTTATCAAGCGTAAGATTAGCCGACCGATGGGCTTGATCTATGATCTTGGCGATGTTTTCAATTTCTGGGTCCAGCATGGTTATTGTCCTTTCTTATATTCCGACTTAAAGTGATCAAGGCTGAGTTGCAGGCAATCAATGAGCGCCTGCATTTCTTTCTGGTTAAACTCAGCCACACCCATAATGCCGTGGATGATCTGACTGACATCCATCACTACCGCAGCTCGTTCTCGTGGTAGTATTTTGATAAGCATTTCGGCACACATCCTTACGGCTTCATCTCCTGTATTTTGATTCATGGTTTCCTTTCGTTTATTACTTGTTGACAGAAATTCATAAGATATGAAAACACGCCTCTCTGGCCTCGCTGCTGCCCGCCCTGTAGCAGCCAATGCGGTGGGATGTTTCTACCTCGCCACCGATAGTGGATTGGTTACTGAGTCTAATGGCGTTACCTGGGCCACTAGAAGCCGCACCCAGCACGCCGAGGACTTTCAAGGCATCATGACTGGGTTAGCCGCCGCCCTGCCAGCCAATGGAGCGGCCCTAGGATGGCTCTATTACTGCACGGACAGTGGAGCCTTTTATGAGGGATTCCCCACAGGCTGGGCCACGGTCTTCTTCCAAGCCACACCAGGGGTGCCAACCGTCCCCGTAGGCTTTCCCAACACCCCAGACAATTGGGAGATCAGCGACCTCGTGGATGAGGGGCTTAGTCCAACGAACACAGGCAATGCCGCTGTAACGGACGTGATGAGCGGAAAGACTTTCAGCAGCTCAGCCCTCAGCAACGCCACGGGAACACTACCAACACGGACCCTAAGCGCCGCCAATGACACCGTGCAGGCTGGATACTACGCAGCCACCACACTGCACGCAGTTGATGCCCATTTAGCCACAGGCAATATCAAGGCTGGGGTTTCGATCTTTGGAATTGCCGGGGCTACAGCAGTCGTGGATACCTCAGCGGCTACAGCGGTTGCGGCTGATCTCGCTACCGGCAAGACGGCCTACGTCAATGGGGTGTTGCTCACCGGGCCTTAATAGCGCTGGCTTCATCCTTGATGAACCACACGCACAACTCCTCCCCAATCTCTTCACAGTCCACAAGCAATGGCATCAGGCAGTGAGGGCACTTGATCTTCCAGCCCCTCATCATCGCGGCATCCACATCGATCATTCCTTCACACACGGGGCACTCTCTGAGTTCGGTTCTTGGCATAGGACTTGAAAGAAAGCACGAGCGGGCATACTGGTCAAGGCATGCAGATCACCACTGACCACACCATCACCTACGCATACGGCATGGATTACAAGGACGCCTTCATCATTGATATCCCAGCAGACGCCATCCAGACGCGAGTGCGCTTCCGGGCCAATGAGTTTGCCACGATCTTCATCAAGCGCCCATCAGGAATCTCCCAGCATTACCTTACTATAGTAGGCAATCAACTGAGTGTGGCGCACTGCGTTGGGGTGAATCATCGATGTTGATCTGAGATGGCACAAGCAATCAGCTCCAGCTCATCATGGAGATTATTCAGCGTGAGAATCCAGCGAAAGCGCTGCTCTCTGGCCTGCGTGACGACATCCTCGCCTCTGGGGTAGTAGTCACGAGCATGGCACTCGGGCAGAGCCTTAATGAGCGTAGCCACCATATCCATGGCGTGGGTATACTGCTCCAGGAGATCATCCTTGCTGCTGCCATTGAGATGCACGATGGGTATGACGGGCGTATTCATTTCCACTCCTCCTCACAGTGACTCTTAATGATGATCCTTGTGTCTTTCGGATAGATGGCGCGCAGCTCATCTTCAAAAGCACAAATTGCCGTAGCCCGCCTCCTGGCATTCTCTGGGCTGAGTAGGTGTATATTCCATACGTCATCTTTCGGCGGGATGATCTGGAATGATAGAACTTGATAAAAGATGGGCGTGAGGACATGGCGCTCCGCGCTCCAATTATCAGCCAGCGTGGACGCTTTGACGATTTTGGTTTTCATACTTATTGTTCCTTTCATTGTTGATGGCTACGAAGTTGATCCACAAACTCACTAATATGATCAGCCACCTGAGAAGCGGTAGCGCTCTCACCTAATCCACTATCTTTTGGCTCAAACAAATTCCGTGCCTCACCCTCATCAAGGCCGAAGAAATGAGCCAAGTAGGTGTCTGTCAACCCAACATCACGATCTTCAGTCCATCCCTCCCCATTACGAACCAGCTCAGGAAACACGTCAGCGGCATGAACTAAGGCGCATCCAACAGGATGGCCCTCACCATTCCAACTGCCATCATAGTAGCTCCAGCGACCTGCTGGCAACACCCTTAGATAATCAGCCAACTTAGTCAGCCGTTCGATTGTCGTATTGTTCATAGTGCATTGTCCTTTCATTGTTGATGGTGATTAGCGCTCATATCTGCGGCTTAATCCCAGTGAGCTTACTGTAGTGCTCCACTATCTGAGCGATATTGCTATTAGGATGCTTATTCGCAAAACCGGCGAACAGATTCAGCACCCAAAGCTGCAAGTCCTTATGCTTTGGAGGCGTCTCATTTCCACACACCCACGCCAGCACCGCTGAGGCATCAGTAATACCTTGCATGTAGCCCCTCTCCTCTACCGCATTCAGCTCATCATTGATAAGCTCCATGAGTTTTGGAGTCATTGTTTTAGTGTTCATACTCGTTGTCCTTTCATTGTTGTGATTATATAGGCGTCCCAATAACGGCCCTCAAGGTGAGGCGATTGATCATTGCTGATGAGCCAACCCTGTGATGTCCATCCCACAGTAGATACTTATGCCCATCCATTGAGCAGATGATGGGAATCACGATCTCACTACCATCCAGCATGTCATCATAGTAGCACTCATCCCCCTCAGCCTTGCGATAGGCGATCTCTTGCTCCATCCACTCAACCCACTGTGCCTGAGTAGTATCCTTATCATAGAACACAGAGACAGGCAGAGCTGGATCATAGGCCCATGTGAAGAGATCAACACTGCCATCTACAGCCCACTGCGAGGCATACATCTTGAGTGTGATTGGATCATTGAGTTCATTCATATTCATAGACAGATTGCTTTTGCTGGTGGTGGAGAAGGAATCTATTGATTGCGGCGGCCTTCAGGTCGGAGGCGAAGCCGTAGGCTAAACCCTTGTGCCGCCTCTGTAATAAATAGGCAGAACGCAGGACATTGACACCAAAACGTGCTATATCCAATGACCAATGACCAAGCCAACACTAAGGGAGATTGCGGCTCATCTGAAAATCTCCAAAACGCATGCCCACCTACTGACGACCAAAGGCATGCCGACAACATCTCTGGCGGCAGCCAAGAATTGGCGGGACAGGCAACAAATGAAGCGGGAGGCAACCAACGCGAAACGTGCAAGCGTGCAGGCGGCGAGAAGGAGAGGCAGACCGACCAAACCTCACAAACCAGCCAACACCGGGGACACCCTGAACGACGTGCTCCAGGATTGCATAGCAGTCCACCAGACAGCCTTCGTGGCCTACCAGAACGCGGCTTGCCAGGAACTGACCAGCACGAGCGCTCGGCTGAGCGAGTTCAACAAGGCGGCCCAGAATCGACTGGAGGCGGAAAAGTCATACCGGGAGGAGCTGGAGCGCCGGGGCATCCTTGTCCTCCGTGCGGACATCGTGGACCACTGCCGACGCGCTATCGATACTATAGCCCGCCGCGTGAAAAAGCTCCCAGCGGAGCAGGGGCCGCAATGCAATGAACTTGAACCCCTCAAGGCGGTTCGCATCCTCCAGAGGGCGGTGGATGAAATCCTAAAGGCCGCCGATGCCACTCTCCACAATCTGTAGAGCAAAAGAGCATGATGAGGCGTTTGACCTCATCGGCTCGCCACTATCGCCCGTGCGGGTGGATTCGGTCTGCGACTGGGTGGAGGAGAACGTGGAGCTTCCGACCGGAGCGATCACCGGAAAGATCAATCTGGACAAAACCCCCTACATGCGAGCCATCCTGGAGCGCTACGGTGACAAGAGCTGCCGACACCTGGTTTTGTGCTTTGGGACCCAACTGGGAAAAACCAGTATTCTGAGCTGCGGGATGCTCTATCGTATCGCCATGGACCCCGAGGATGGGATGTGGGTCATGGCCAACGCCGATCAGGCACGGGACTTCAACAAGGAGCGCTTCATGCCCTTCGTGCGGCGCTGTCCGCCCGTCTTCGATCTAGTGCCCAAAACGACCAAGGGAGTAGTGGACAAACACCTCTGGGGATTTCAGAACCAGCACTACCGCTCTATGGTCCTTAACTTCGTGGGAGCGGGCTCCCCGGCCAACCTCTCCTCCCGGCCTCGCGGGCTGATGTGCATGGATGAGTGTGACAAATACTACGATGTCATTAAATTCGACGCGGGCACCATCCAACTGGCCGAGGAACGGCAGAAGACCTTTCACTTCCCCATCTCGATTAAAGCCAGCAGCCCAACCTTGGTGGACCGGATGATATGGCAGGAATATCTCCAAACCGACCAAGAGGAGCTATGGCTACCTTGTCCGCGCTGTGAAAAGGATATTCTCCTAAAATTCAAGACCAAGAGCGATCGGCACGGGCTCTGTGGCGTGCGTTGGTGGCATGAGGACGAGAAGGAGGCTATGACCGATGGCGAGTGGGACCTCAAGAAGGCGCGAGCCAACGCCTTCTATAAGTGCCAGGAGTGCGGAGGAATGATCCATGACTTCGAGCGTGAGGACATGCTTCAGGTAGGAGAGTGGAGGCCGTCTAATCACCGCTCCGAGTCTGGCCGCATCGGCTACCACCTCAGTTCCCTCTACTCCATCCTCTCCCAGGAAACCTCCCTCGGGGCGATTGCCGTCAAATTCCTGGTCGCCAAGGGGCTGCGCTCCCAGTTGCAGAACTTCGTCAACGGCTGGCTGGCGGAACCCTGGGACGAATCGCAAGCCTACGACTTCGAGGAGGTGCCATTAGAGGCGATCACCGACCTGACGATTCCCCAAAACGATGAAGACACCGTGACACTCATGGCGGTGGATGTCCAGGTGCGAGGATATTGGGTCTTGATCCGCCGATTCCAACGCCCATCCTCAAAATACCCCAATGGCCAGAGCTGGCTATTGACCGCCGACTTCGTGGATACCGATAACGACATTGTGGAATTGCAAAAGGAATATGGAGTAGACGGCAAAAACGTCACCCTCGATATGGCCAAGAACCCGACCAAGGTAGCCAAACGGATCGTCGAGCACGACTGGCGTGGCATCTGGGGATCAGACACCAAACTATTTGATCATCCTGGACCAGGCGGCACCAAGGTAAAACGTGAGTTTTCTGATACGAAATGGTGGGACCCAATGTTGGGCAGTAGATGGGAATCCAGAACCCTCAAGCGCTGCGCCTATGTGCTCTTCAATAAATCGCGGTTCAGCGATCACGTCAGCGCCTTGCGCTATGCCAAGCCGACCATTTGGCACACGACCGTCAATGTGCATCCAAAATACTCACGCCACATGAATAGCCGCGTGAAGCGCCAGCAGAAAAACAAAAAGACAGGCAGGGTGGAGTGGGCCTGGGTGGAGCTGCACCAGGACAACCACCTGCTGGACTGCGAAAACCACGTCACCGTAAGGGCTATGCAACTTGGATTCCTCAACCTCCCCGATGACACCGATAAACAGCATGTCGCCTAACGCCTTTGACCCTGTGGCCTGCGGTGCCCTCCTCATCCTCCTGCGGGACGTGGACCGGCGCAGTCACATCTACTGGGCGCGCATCGAAAAGAACGCGAAACGAGCACAGCGCGGAGGGTCTGCAAAAAAATCACTTGCAAGCCTTTCGCTTCAGACGAATGTGAAGAACTAAACACCAAAAACCAATGACCAAATCAAAGTCGCTTATCGTCGCCCCAACCCTCCCCGAGGAATTTCAGATCACCCTCACCAACGAGGGAGAACTCATCAAGAAGCGGCTCCTCGAATCATCCGGGGCCATCACCGTCATCGACACCATCGAGGAGCGCGACACCGCCATTGCCGTCGCCTCCGATATTGCCTCGCACCTCAAGGCCGTAGAGCAGAGCCGCAAGGCCATCAAGGAGCCGTTCTACAAAACTGGCAAAGAGATCGATCGCATTGCCGAGGAACATTGCCACAAGCTCGCCGAGGAGAAGGTCAGACTCGACAGACATGTAGGCCAGTTTGAAAACGAACGCCTCAAGGCTATCCACGATGAGCAGGTCCGCCTCGATCGTGAACAGCGCGAGAAGGAAGCAGCCACCCAAGCCAAGGTGGACGCCGCGAAGACCAAGAAGCAGAAGCTCGCCTCCGAACTCGAATTGGAAAATGCCGAACAGGCCCGGCGCGAGGCCGACATCGAGCGCCAGCGCCTCGAAGAACTCAAGCGCCAAGAGGCCGCCAAAGGAGGCATGAGGCGTATGGAGGTCAATATCCAGGTGCTCGATATGCACTTTACAAAGCGCGCCCCGATTGCGTTCGGCTGGAGCCAGACCTCCGACAAATCCGTTACCTCCATGGCACCGGAGTTCAACTTCCAGGCGTGCTCATCACCGAATCACCTATCTACTCAGCCAAAAGCAAATAACCAAACCACCAAAAACCAATATGCCAAGAAATCAACAAACTCACGAAAGTCTACTCAAGCTCGCCTTCGAGCTACAACCACAGAAGGAGGAATTGCAGCGCAAGTTCGATAAGGGATACCAACTCATTGATTTCGCTGTTGCTCACAAGATCAGCGTTCATACCGCCAGAACCGTCCTTCATTCACTGAACGTCAATTACAGCGCTCGCGGACAAGGTAGTATTCAGCCCAAGAACCTACGCCGAGAACTCACGGCAGTAGTTACTGTCCTACGGCGAATAGCCAAGGGATTAAACGAGCCAACAACCGAACTCGACGAATTCCTAGACAAATGAGCGAGCAATTAACTACCACGGGCAATCCTTTCGAGATCGATAGTTTTGCCCAACTCGAAAAAGTTGCTGGTTACATCGCCAGCAGCCAGATGTTCGGGATCAAGACCCCGGCCCAGGCCATCACCCTGATGATGCTCTGTCAGGCCGAGGGTCTAAATCCAATCACCGCCCTGCGGCGCTACCACATGATCCAGGGACGCCCAAGCATGCGGGCGGATGCCATGCAGGGGGAGTTTGAAAGCAAGGGAGGAAACATCATCTGGCATTATCGTTCAGACGAGATGGTAGCCGCGACATTCTTCCGCAAGGGAGTTGTGGTGGACGACGCGGCACGCAAGCGGGCGATCGAACGATTCAGTCTGCAAAGCGATCTCCTTGATCCCGAGGTGAGCGATGATGCCAAAATCGCGCTCATCCAGAAAATCTCGGAACTCAGCCGGTCAGGAGAAGCCCTCATCATCCGCACCTATGCTGATGCTGAAGAAAAGGGCCTATCGCTCACCTGGAAGGAGACCAAGGAAGGAAGCGGAGAATGGGAACAGGTCACCAAGGATAACTGGAAGGCATCCCCACGCCAGATGCTCACCGCCCGTGTTGTTTCCGAAGGCGTGAGGCTGGTGGAGCCCGCCCTTATCGCGGGCATCTACTCCGAGGATGAAACCGAGGACATCATCCGGCGTGAGGCCATGGAGAAATCGAAGGCCCCCGCCAGCCCACTCAACACCGCCACTGAAGAGCAGCGAATCCGGTGGATGATCGAGGAGAAACAGAAGGAGCTGGACATGGACATCACCGACGCCAATCGCCAGAGGCTCCACGGGGAGATTTCCGACCTCAAGCTGGACTTGGAGGCGATTTACATCAAAGAGACTCCATCGCGCATGGCCCGCGCTGAGCCTACAAGCCCCGCCAAGGCCCCTCTGGACCCAAAACCAGTGTCTGGTAGCCAAAAGGGGGTACCAAGCAATCCTAGGGCATCCTCGAAGCAAGTTCCGGCATCCACGGAAGAGGACGCCATCCCAGGACTCACTGTTGAGCCGCCACCTCCGCCTGACTGGAAGACGTATCGACTCAGGGTCGTTAAGAGCCCATCATACAAAGGCAGGACCCTGGAAGAGCTATCCGAAGAGGAGATCGATATCCTCTTCGAGAAGCGATCCAAGCCATTCATGGACGATCCTAATAAGGACATCCGCACCGAGGCCCGTATGATTGCCATCGCCCACGCCCACATCCACGAAAAGAAAGGAAAGAAGAAGTGAGCAACCTCAGATACTGCAAACATGACTACCCAGAGAACAGCAACTGCCCCTATTGCCAACTTGAATCATTACAAATCATGAACTCAGCCGAAAAGCAACACCAACTCGACAAGAACCGACCACCCGATCCCAAACCACCTGAAACGGAGTCCAAACCACCACATCAGGAGACAGCCGAGGAAGTCGCAGAGCGGGAAAGAGCCGAGCGCCAGCGCGCCTACCACGCCTATCGCATCAAAGTCACACCCGCCTACCTCAACGCCATCCTAGTCATTGAGCGCGATTCTAACTTGGATATCGACTCCTTTTTCAAGGCCGCCATCCGCATCCTCCGCAGGGACGCCATGTTATTGGCCGCCCTCCAGGAAGGCGAACTTGATTGCAACCCAGGTAACCCCATCGCAGCTCAACGCCCGATCAATACATGAATCTCAACGACCAACACGCCGACCTAGTAGCCAAACTCTTCAAACGAGGTCGAGAAATGCAAGAGGAAGTCACCGCCTTAGATATGGAGGTAATGCACGCCGCCATTGGGATTGCAGGCGAGGCCGGAGAAATCATTGATGCCATCAAGAAAGTGGTGATCTACCGCAAATGCCTTGATCGAGAGAATGTCATCGAGGAACTCGGCGATATGGAGTTTTACATGGAGGCTTTGCGCCGCCGACTAATGATTACTAGAGAAGAGTGCCTACTAGCCAACCTCAAGAAACTAAACCAACGCTACCACAGCGGTTCCTATAGCGATCAACACGCCCAAGAAAGGGCCGACAAAAAATGAAGACCATAGAAGTAGTTATCATCCACCCCACCGACCCCAACGGAGACTTCCGGGCAGCTATTAGCATCCATGCCATCACCATGGTAGTGGAGGCATCCAGTATTGACCAGCGCCAGCGCAAGGAGGTCAAGGGCGTCATCCATTTCATGAACGGCAATGCCTATGCCACGGACTCCACGCTCGAAGAGTTGGTCCAGAAACTCAAAGAGGCCGAGAGCGACATCCCAAAGGAGGAGGATTAAATGGAGCCCATCTATCGCTATCGCTGGCTACCAAGTAAGAAAGAGGGATGTTACTTCCTCGATGACGATATCGTTGTCATAGCCATCCATGTATTTCTATCCTGGTTTAGGATACTTGCCTACAAAGCATGCACAACCACCGGAGGCCCTCTTTACTACATCGATCCAAACTCAATACTGCTTACATGAATCTACTCTCTATATCCATCGATCCGCCAAAGCCGCAAACATGGTTGATAACATTCCACAACGACACCCAGGGCAAGTGGCGCTGCCGCTTCGACGGCCATCTCAACCACTTCCAAATCTGGCTGATCCGTATCCTGGTCGGCTGGTCTATCGAACCATATAAGCCATGAGCACATCAGTAGCTGATTACATCCTATCAAAACTGAAGCCATTCAAAATGCGCGAGGTTGAACGCTTTGCGGAAATAAGAGACGGCAAGATAGTCTCTCGCCTCTACGCTCACGAATACGAACCTCAACAGATCGAGGTCACTGGATATGAATTCCAGTATTTGCAAGAACTCATCCACAACGGCGCGATTCTTGATACCCCCAAGGGCTGCATTGCAGTTGTGGAGATCAACCAAGAGTGCAGGGCGTCCAATGTCACTGGTGGATCGAGATACTTCGCCAAATTCAACTTTTACGAAAGGATCGAATGAGCCAGGCCAAACTATCACCAGGAGACCACTTCTATATAGAGCAGAACGGAAGAAAGCTACGCGGCATAGTCGCTGACTTCCTTCCCATGAAGCATGGCCGCAAAACCATGATCCCATTCGTGCGCCCCCGTAACACCAAGCGGGTGGTTGCCGACAGCCCCAACCACAAGCCGATCAAGTGTCGGTGGCTGGAGAGAAAGCTCGTCCGAAAACTACCAAAACCATGAGCAACTTCATTAACGACAATCCATTCATGCCCTGGAACGACGAACCAGAGCGGGACGACCCATTCAAACCCTGGAACAATCCCATGCACAGCGACGATCCGTTTGCGCCATGGAATAACCCACTAGCCACGGAAAGAGACTACGATCGCTATTGCGACGAGAAGCACATCAGGGAGCGCGACCGATGATCACAATTAACGACGACATCAAGGATGCCCTCATGCGTCATGACTGGGTATGCCAGCACTGCGGAGCCAGGCCAGCAGTTAGCATCCGCCAGGACGAACAGAAGCGTAACACCTTTGTCGTATTTACGTGCCATGGCTTGGACGAGGTTCATCTAATTAACGTCGATGCTCATCACTGGCGTCAGCTCTTTAGGATCAAACCATTTAGGCCACTTATCCTCAGTCATCCCAAGCCACTGCGCTACGATCCTGAGACCCTTCCACCCATGGAACCAGAGCCTCCATGTATCGATATCTCCGACGAGGAGGTTAAACGCCTACCGGGACATTGATACACATACCTTATGAAAGACCAAATGAAGAAAAACTCAGGACCACTAAAACATCCACGCACACCCCGCCAAGTAGACGATGAGGCATGTAGAATCATCAGCAGCCTCAGTGGACAACTTAGCGAACACTTCGCTTCGGTCCAAATCGTGGGCACCATCCTTGATCCCAACGGGCGCACCCGTCGCTTCTCATGGGGAGCCGGAGACCTTGCTGCGCGCTTCAAGGCTGCGGAGATGTTCCTTTGTGACGCCGAGAGGCAATTGATGTAATGGCCAAGAAACCAGCGGAAACCAAAAAGCCGGAGCCGTCCCAGCGCGATCTAGCAGCCATGGCCTGTGGATGCCTGTCTGGAACCTCCGATCACATTGCCAGGATGCAGCAAGAGCTGGTGGATATAGCCGGACGATGCTCACTGATCCGTGACTTCTTGGGCAAGATGCCCGAAAAGGTATCAGGCAATAATGACGTGGACTTCCTGCTAGAGCTGAAGGGCTACTGCGAGAACCGCTTCGGCAACCTCCATGACATGCGCAAGCGGATCGAGGCGATCCTGGAGAAGGTCAACCAATATAAGCCATGAGAGTAACCAGGCTGAAGATATTTGTGGCTTCGACGCTTGAGGACATCGAAATGAAGTTCGACAGCTTCTTTACCGCCTTATGCCCAGGTAACGTCCTATCGACCAAGCTGTATCGGCTTGGTGGCGTCTACCAATACGAAGTCCTTTACGCGATTGTGTTATGATCCACGGAGACGAGTTCCAGCCCTGCCCGGCCAAGTGCTTCAACGGCTACACCACCCTGCACGCCTTCAACACCCGTAACAGCCGCATGCTATGCCCGTCCTGCGATGGCAAGGGATACCTCATCCACCTGCACGTTGGCATGCCACAGCCCACAGCTCCGATCCCCGCTCATGAGGACCGGAGCCGCATCCAGCGCACTGCTGATCGCCTGGAAGCCGGGTTGTGCATGCAGTGCGGAGAGGAGCCCCTCCTGGGCAAGAGCCTGGGAGCCCGCTGTATGGGGCTTAAGCGCCTCCAACATCAGCGGGCTCGGCATTGGGATGCGGAGATCGGCTAATGAGAGTCCTGATTGCCTGCGAATTCAGCGGCGTAGTGCGAGATGCCTTCTTGGCCAGAGGGCACGATGCTTGGTCGTGTGATATAATTCAATCGACTTCTCCAATTACTGGGCGGCACATTCTTGATAATATCCTAAATGGAATCCTGTGTGGAACAAACGCAGGAGGCCCATGGGACATGATGCTCGCCTTCCCTCCCTGCACACACCTTTGTGTCAGCGGGGCGCGTTGGTTTAAGAGAAAGAAGGATGAACAACTGGAGGCTATTAAGTTCTTCATGGCGCTCGTTAATGCCCCAATCCCACGCATTGCCATCGAGAACCCAGTTGGAATTATGTCCACGCGATACCGCAAGCCAGATCAGATCATCCAACCATGGATGTTCGGCCACGGAGAAACCAAAGCGACCTGCCTTTGGCTCAATAACCTTCCACTACTCACACCAACCAAGATCGTGTCTGGACGTGAAGCACGCATCCATAAAATGCCTCCATCAGCCGATCGAGGACAGCTCCGTAGCATCACACTCACTGGTATTGCGGAGGCGATGGCCCATCAATGGGGAGAATCTCCTCCAATTTAGCGCCGAGTTTGCGGGGATCAGTCCTCCAAGCGCGTCCATTGTAACTAATGTGCGCGACTGTCTTTCCGCTATTGAGATCAACAACTGTTACGCGCGGAGACTCACTAGCTCCAAGGCATCGCTCGTCTCGATAGCGCTCCCACGCTAGCTGAGCCTCCTGAATCGAGGCAACAGCAACAACCTTCCTACCCCTTCCAACCCGTAGGCCAAATGGATATTTGATGATAGCTTGCTCGATTAAATCAGATGATGGTTTGATTTTCATAGTTTGACTCCTTTCTTAATAGGCCCGCAAACGCACGACGTTGACCGCCAAGGCCACCCTAACGCCCAAAAGGTATCAGGGTAGCGGACTAGGGGTCCCAAGCGATCTACGGGCGTTTTAATGGCCAGCCTCCTCCACAGTATACTGGATCGTCATCCAGTTGGTTCCATTGTTCGCATCGAACCTCCTGAATAGAAGCTCGGCCACATCCTCCCATTTATCATCCTTCCAATCGACCGCATCACCCTCATCGAGATCGCCATCAGGATGGGCGAAATCATCGGGACACCATGTTTCGATGTAGACCATGGGATATTTATCCCGCATGACCTGAAGATCGGCATAGAACTGCTCTCTAATTGAGTTGTTTGGCATAATTGCTCCTTTCTTTTATGATTCAAACTCCTTGGCCAGGTCCAGTGACTCCTGACGGTGTTTGAGGAAGGTCTGCTCCCAGTAAACCCCCTTGTTGTAACTATCCCTGGCCATCCACAGGAAGATCAGGGACCACACAACGAAGAACAAACTGAACGGCCAGGGCGTAAACGCCGCCACAGTGGACTCCAATATACTGCAACAGAGGCATGCTATGGTCAGACCACGGAAGGCGCGCCTAGAAGACGCCGCCTCTTGGGTGGACTTCTCCGCCAATTCACGGAAGGTAGATGGCGTGCTCATGGCGTGCTCACGATCTTCATATAGACCAAACTCAGCGCCATCCCAATAATAGACGCCACAAAGATGGCGACCCACACTGGCTGCCTTAATTTTGCGGTTGCGAACCCAGCAAGACCACCGAGTAGCAAGCAGGACAGAGAATAGAGAAAGTAGTTCATGACTTCCTCCTCCTGCTGCGGCGCTTCTTACTCTTCCTTCTCTCTGGCCTGGCCGCATCAATCAAGGGATGGGCCTCCTCATAGAATTCCAGGGCGTAGACCAGGCGATCCAGCTTTGGAAATAGTAATCCAATAGCTCGCTGGTCCGCTTCATTCTCAAACTCCAGCCGAAGCTGGTTGAGGTGCTGCACTACCACATTAACGGGGACGTTTTTCATAATTTATCCTTTCTTGGTTACTGTCTAGTGCCTCATCTGCGGCATCCTGGGCCATCTTGGCTAATAGCTGCACGGATGCAGCTCCGTGTTTTTCGAGCACCTCCTTAACCATAGTATCATCATGGATGTAATGGAACATCATACAGTGCTTGACCGCCTGGAGGAGGGTGCAGGCGCGCAGAGCGGTATCTAGTTTAGCTGCCTGCATTCCAGCAAAACACGAGAAGTCTCCAAGCCGTAGGATAGGAACACCGAACATGCGAGACATCTCCTCGCAAAATTCCTTAATTTCGTCCTTCTGTTGTTCCTGTTGATCTCTCATCACTCTTTTCCTCCCGATTTAATGAAGAGGTCGATGCGCTTCACCGCCACTTTGGCGCGTTTCAATGGACTGCCTGCGGTTAAATACGCATACTTGAGTCTCTCCGGCCAATTAGATATAAAGAACAAACGAGGTCCCATAAATCCTTCTATGTCCAAGTATATAGTCGCTCTGCCTTCAACATTCATTAATCTCTCCCCCCTTTTAAGGCGGGTCCACCTATTGCTTAGGGCCACGGCAAAACCACCAATGCAGGCAGTGGTCCCACATGGAGATATTGAATTTCTCTCAAACCAGGATTGCATATCGAACCTCCTGGGTTCCTTGAGGATTTCCTTCTGCACCTTGCGTAGTAGTTTGATATTCATGGTTTTTGTTCCTTTCATTTGGTTGTTTGCACCGCCTTGAGAGCTGCTTGCAGGGACGGCATAAAGCGATCCTGCTGGCTATTTGGTATAGTATCCCATCGTCCAACGCTTGGTGATTTATCCTGACTGCGGATAATCGGGGCCATAATGATCGATCCAGCCTCCGCGTCCACACTCCAGATCGTAATCAACTCCACGCTGTCTGGTTCCTCTCCTAGGTTTTTGGCGATCCGTTCTCGCCTAATACGATCGATAAACTCACTGGTCTGGTCTTCGTCCATTCCTTTAACATCCTCCCGCTCGGCTTCGGTAAGTTTGTTGTAGAAATTATTCATCCACACTGGGGACATTAAGGCCACGGCCTGGATGCGATGCTCTTTTATGAATTCACTCATCTTCTCAGCCAGCGCGTCCTTGCCACCCGAGCTGCTCATACAGCTCGGGTCTATGACTACGACATCAAAATCACCATCGATGTCGATCATGATGGCTCCGGGATTGAGATTGTGATCCGGGTCGTTCATCTCATCCCGGCTATTACCAGCAGGTAGCTCATTCAGCCCACGCACTACGATCTCCATTATGGCTTGAGTGGCTTGATCTTTCTTTGATAGGTTGTCGGTTTTCATTGTTGGTCCTTTCATTTGTTGGTTAAGTCTAAATACTCATCTTCCCATTGCTCTGGCTCCGGTTCATCCCTCCACATGGTCAGCGCATAGGCATCGCTACCATCAGGGATGGCCGCATTACACAGATCGCAGCACAGGACATCCACATCGATATTAGTAACTTTGCTCTCTGTCCTGACCGTGATGTGCAGGTCCTTTGGTTTGTGGGCCACACCGAGAACCTTGCGGAATTTCCATCCCTCGACCACATCCTCTGCGGAAACCAGCGTAGGTCTGAGGCCACACTTGGGGCACAGTAGTTGTCGTATCATATTGCGACTCCTTTCGTTGATGGAAGCGCCTGAATCTCTTCCAGTAGACCCTGTATTTCCTCTTCGGATAAATCACCAATCACGTCATCAGTAATTGATGTGTCGTAGTTCAAACTCCAGGAGTCGGCGTCTCCGACGATAACCGCCAGCTCCCAAAGTCCGCAATTACCGCCATACGAGAAGGAGTGTCGGACAACGGATGCTCCATATCCGTTGGGGAAAAAATACAATCGCTGCTCTCCGCCATGGATGTTGTTCGTTCTAGTTGGTTCGATCATTTGATTTCCTTTCGTTGTTTACTGTGGGTTATTGGCTTCGGCTTTAGCTTTATACAATTCTCGTCGCTTCTTATTACGGTTGGCCCGCGTCCGCTCATAACAGATTCTACACTTCCTCTGCACGCCGCGCTGCGAGCGCGAGCATTTCCAAATAATGGCGTTCTTACCTGCTATTAGATGCCCCATCATGCAGCGCCCCATCATCGGGTGGATGCGCCGTCCTTTCGCCCAGCAGTCGGCCACATTGTCGCCACGAGTCCCAAGGAACAAATGTGCAGGGTTACAACATGGCGGATTATCACACTTATGCAGCACACAAATCCGACCAGGATTAAGCCCAAGATTCACTGCCATGGCCAATCGATGGGCCAGCCATTTATCCCTTTTGGAGGCATAGAATATGCCATAACCATCCTTATTTCTTCCACCATTCCACTCCCAGCATTCATTCGTATGTCCAGGCTCGATATTGGCGAAGAATCTACGCAAGACAGGATCATCAACCTTCCATGGCAGCGGCGTTGCTTGTTCAAGTAGTTCTTTCAGTGTCATATGGTCCTTTCGTTTGTTGCGGTTAAAAAATTCTCTTGCATCCCGGTCAAGTCTGGGCAGATTTCACTTGCCGCGTCGAAAACGGCAGTCCCAGAACCGTGAAACATTCAACTTCCATCTTCAGCTCTGTCGTCTCGTGGGTCCACGGTGCCCGCTTTTCGACCGGGGCGGCAGAGCTGAGGGTAGAAGGAAAGAATGAGCCTGAATGAAGTAACGGTCCTTAAGGAGGCGCTAGATAAGGGTCAAACAGTAGTTTTTGCGCCACAGTCGAACTACCCAGAGTTGGTATCCAGAATCAAGGACGACATCATATTCATGTCTAGTGGATGGGCGCTTACGCTATCCAAGAGTGAGCTGTCTGACTTCGCCATCCTCACGAGGTTGCGGGTATGAGCGACAAACCAGAACGCGATTTTAAGGGGATATGGATACCAAAAGAGTTGTGGTTCGATCAATCTCTGACGCCCCTACAGAAAATGCTGATTGCTGAAATTGACAGCCTCAGCAAGGGTCCAAGTGGATGCACTGCCGATAACGCCTATCTAGCCAAATTCTTTGGAGTGTCAGAAGGAACCATGGCCAACATGATCACTGATCTCCGTAAATTAAAGCGCGTAGAAACACTCAGTTTTGATGGCAGAAACAGGGTTCTTCGGGTAATCCCAAATGAAAGCAGCCTTCATGGAAAACATGAACCCTGCTTTCATGAAAAAGGAGAAGACAGCCTTCATGGAAACCATGAGTCCCTATTAAGGTCTGATAACAAAGAAGATAACAAAGGGGAGGTAGTAGTGAAAAAGAAAGGTAAGAAGGTTGATATGGAACCGCTCCTCCTTGAATCAGAAACAGGAATCAAACCATTCCCATTTATGGACCTCCCTGAATTCAAGACCGCTTGGGCTGCATTTAAAAAATCTCGCAAGAAGAAACTCGACCAATATACCGAGGCCACTATTCTCAAGCGAATTGCTGAGAGGCCGCAGTTTGCCATGACTGTGGTGAGAACCATGCTTGAATTCAGTTGGGAGAGCTTCGAGTGGGAGTGGGATAAACTCGCGTCCAGGATCGCCAAATCACCTGCACACACGCAGCCCAAGAAAGACCCCAGCGCCGGATGGGAGCGCTACCCAGAATTCATCGCCACTCACCCAGCCGAGAAAGCCCGCAAGGATTACCCGCACTGGAAAAACGCCGCATCCAACCCAATCATCAAGAGCCAGTTTGAGCGCTGGTTAAAAACCGGAAGCTACGACCTATGAAACTACCGCCATCACCACGCCGCAAAACCACCACCAAACAGTCCACCAACGGAGGCAAGGCCAACCTCCACAAGCAGGAGCCAAAACTACTGCCCGACATCCAGCGCATCCTCCCTCAATCCCCAGAGGCTGAGCAGGGAGCCCTTTGCTCATTCCTCTTCGCCCCGCGAGAGGTTGGAGCGTTGTTCAAGGAAAAATCCATCACCAAAGAGCACTTCCATCTCACCGCCAACCAGATCATCTTCGAGGCCATGATGGAACTCTGGGACGACAACAAGGATATCGACCTCATCATCGTGACCCAGCTCCTGCACGATCGCAAGAAACTCGATCAAGCCGGGGGAGCGGCCTACATCACCCAGATTTCCACCCGCCTTGGGACCGCCCATAACGCCCCGGCCTACTTGGAAATCCTCATCGAGAAATATATTCTCCGCGAGGGGATTAAGGTCGCCACCGAGTTTGCCACCCGACTCCATGAGGAGCAGGATGACTCCATCGGACTCATGGCGGAGTTTGAAACCCGCCTCTTGGGAATCTCCACCAGGCACACCTATTCCGAGGACGACTACGAGCCAACCCGCGCGATCATCCTGCGCGCCGTGGAGAAAATTCAAAAGGCCATCGACAACAAAGGGCAGATCACTGGAATCTCCACCGGCTTCTTGGAACTTGACCGGCTCACCGATGGTCTGCAACGCAAGGAGGTCTTCGTCATCGCGGCCCTCCCTGCGATCGGGAAGACGGCCATCGCCATGAATATCATGGAGCACATCGCCATCAACTTAAAAATCCCCGTGGGCATCTTCTCCCTGGAAATGTCCAGGAACCAACTGATTCAGCGGGCCATCATGGGACGGGCGCGCATCAACTGGGCGGCGCTGCGCACTGGAGTCATCAACGAGAAAGACTCCAGAGCCATAGCCAAGTCTGCCTCCGACTTTGGCAGCGCACCCATGCACTTCAATGACCATGGTGACTCGACACCCGCCTACATCAACGCCGTGACCCGGCGCTGGGTGCGGGAGTTCGGCATCCAGGCGGTGATGATCGACTACCTCCAGATGATTCGTGGGACCAAGCGCTACAAGGGCAGCAACCGGGAGTCCGAAGTAGCCGAGATCAGCCGAGACCTCAAATACATCGCCAAGGAAAACAACGTCGCCGTGGTGGTGCTGGCCCAACTCAATCGTGAGGCTGCTAAACGAGGGGAGAGCGGCGGAGTCCCACGCCTAAGCGACCTACGGGAAAGCGGAGCTATCGAGGCCGATGCCGATGTGGTCGGGCTCCTCCATCGCGAGGAAGCCTACATCGAGGACGAGGAAAAAAGGAAAGAAGTTGCAGGCAAGGCCGATCTCCACATCGCCAAGCAGCGTAATGGACCCGTGGGCCATGCGCTTCTGACCTTCATCCGGGAGATCACCCGGTTTGAGAACCGCGCCATCGACGAGGTGTCATCATGAAATTCTTCCAATACCTATTCCTGCGCAGCGAGCAAAGGCGATTGACAGAAGCCAATCTTATGAGCCATACTTCTCCAACCAAAGCCAATGCCAATCACCAAAGAGCCATCGAAGACGAAGGAGCAGACCGTCGTGGCGGCGACCCTGGCGATATTGAAGGGCATAGCCATCAACACCCCGCATCCACAGGTGAGATACCAACCCGACCTCTACGAGGTGGAAGCGATGGTTCCGGGTCCATCGGATCACGGGCGGGTTGTTGGCAAGCGAGGGGCGGTAATTTGGTCGATCAATTCGATCCTCTGGTGGATTGGTTCGGCCCAAGTGGCCCACCCTATTCAACTCAATCTTGTCCCACCGAGCGACAACAAGGAACGGGTGAAGATGCCCTACAAACCAATCACGAGCTGGCAGTCGGTCATCCTCACTCCGATAACGGAGATGTTGGATACGGTCCTGACCGCAACCTTCAAGACCAAGCAAGCCTGGACGGTGGAGAAGCTGAAGGAGCCAGGCCATGCCCGGATCAACATCCGGTTAGAGGGCTACCTCCAGACGGCCATGCTGGAGCCGAACTACGAGGAAGCGATCAAGGTCCTAATCCACGCAGCGGGGGCCTCGCGCGGCTACAACCTGGAGGTCAATGTGACATGGGCATAGTAGAGCGCATCCTCAACCCACCCTGCGCGCCGAGAACGCCCGTCCGGGAAGCGGGGCGATTAAACGGATCACTCATGGAGGTCGATTACAGCAAATGACTACGACCAAGGACATCATTCCCGAAGAGACCCTCGAAGGCGCAAGACTGGAGCGAATCGGAAGAGGCCACTATCGGATTTGGTCATCCTCTCAGCCAGAGGTGGCATACTCCGTGGACGTAACTCACTATGGGGGGCTAGGGAGCTGCACCTGTCCAGACTTTACCATGCGACGACTGCCGAGGTGGCGCGGCGTGCGCAAGCCCTATGATAGCTTTCGTTGCCGTCATTTACGCCGGGTTCGCAACCACATTATGGATCAGATCATCAAATACATGAAAGACCACAAAGGATTATGAAAAACCCACACAGCATCCATCACTACCACCACAACCCTACACCAAAGAAGCCAAGCACCGCCATCAGGATAGTGCAGCTCATCTTCCTGGCGCTGATCATCCTTTGTGTGGTGGAGGCCATCCGCAACTATCGCGGCATCCACACCCTCATCTCGGGATGGGACGCCACCCGCATCCCTCCACCGGAACCAATTCAACGGCCTATAGCGACCCCGGTGCCAACCATCATCTTCCATGAAATACCTAGCACCCCATTCCCCAATGTTCTGCCAACTCCAACGATTGATGTCCCAACCTTACCGCCAACCCCACCACCAGAACCACCGGCAACCGTGCAGGCCAACGCAGACCTGACACTGAACTGCGGCGATGGCCATATCGTGATCCACCCCAGTAACGGCTCCATCGAGTTCCAGAACTGCGACCCAGGGATGTCCGCCCAGGAATTCTGGTGGAGCGTGGCCCAAGCCTTCCCGGCAGCCAGGGAGGCGATGCTGCGCGGAGACCGGCCATGAATGAGTTACATCCATTGAGGCGGGATATATCCGGCATGAGATTCGGAAGGTGGTCTGTGATATCTCCAATTCCTAAATCAAGGCCGTCTAGATGGAGGTGTGTTTGTGACTGCGGAACACAGAAGGACGTATTAACACTACACCTCGTTCGTGGAATGACAAAGAGCTGCGGGTGCAGAAGGGCCGACATAGCAAGAAGGAACTTCACCACCCACGGTATGAGTAACTACCCTGAGTTTTCTATATGGGTAGGAATAAAAAACAGATGCAATAACCCAAATGAACCTGCATATAAGGACTACGGGGGAAGGGGTATTAAGGTATGTAAACGATGGAATTCATTTGAAAACTTCTACGCGGACATGGGGCCAAGGCCACCCGGAATGACCATCGAAAGGATTGAAAATAATAAAGGATACTCGCCAGAAAACTGTAAATGGGCCACAAGAATGGAACAGAGACACAATCGCCGCGATTCTATTAAAAACAGGGTTCCGAGCAATGAGTGATGCTATTACGGGCAGGACCCTGGAACAACTTGTCATCTTCCGGGCGCAAAAACTTGAGGAGCAGGGAATCCTAACCCTTGGGCGATACGGAACAATGGTAGTGATGATGAACGACGAGCATGGGATTCCTCGCTGGCAGCCAAAGCCATCCCTACCAGACCTTGAGGGAGTAATTGCTGGCTCTGGCAGACAATTGATCTTGGAACTCAAGGCGTGCAGCCAAGCCTCCTACCCCATCTATGGGACCGACCGCAAGCGCCCGCGACAGATCGAGCACATGATGAAGCGCGCTAAATTCGGAGCGCTCTGCTACATCATGATCCACTTCAACCAAAGAGACCTGAAAACAAAATACCAAGGGGCTTTTACTATCGCCATCCCCGTCCATCCAGATCATGATTTTTGGAGGCAGGTAGAGGCCACCGAGATTAAAAATCTAGACCGCGCCACAGCCATTCTCTACGGAATCACCGTGCCGTGGAATCTCTATTCACCCAGGGCCTCCAAGCTCACGCCAGACCTGCGGGTTTTATTTTCTTCAAAAAAAGACTTGATACATGCAAGCGTGCAGGCAAATTGACTCCGCAAAAGCAAACCACTAAAACAAAAAACCATATGCAAAATAAACTGGAAGCACACGAACTCAGCACCATCTTTCCCGAGGCGTCCCCCGAGGATTACGGATCGATCCGAAAAAACATTCGCCAACACGGCTTCGACGGCAATCAGCCAATCGTCCTCTTGGATGGTAAAATCCTCGACGGTCGCACCCGCTACAAGGCGGCCAGGGATGAGAAAATCCCGGAAGATGAAATCCCCACCCGCCGCTTCAAAGGAGGCGACCCGCTGGAATTCATCTTCACCCACAACCTGGCCCGACGCCACATGACCCCATCCCAAAAGGCCGCCGCCGCCGCCAAGCTGGTGGAGACCATGAAGGAGTTTGAGAAGGCCGAGAAGGAAGCCGCCAAAGCTAAAAACAAAAAGGTTAAGCGACCTAAGGGCGAGAAAGTCATTAAGGCCGCCAAGATGACCGGGGCCAGCCCACGCGCCGTGGCCGCCGCTAAGAAGCTCCAAGAACAGGACCCGGAAAAGTTTGCGGAAGTGGCCGCAGGCAAGAAGAGCGTGCGCAAGGCCACCAAGGAACTGGAATCAAAGAAGAGCGCCGAGGAAAAGAAGACCGCGCTGTTCACCAACGCCACCCTGGCCATCGACCGGGTTTACGGCGAGGGCTCCACCCTCAAGCTGGCCGAGCACCTCCAAAGCAAGGACATCCTCAAGCTGAGCGAGATTGAGAAGGACGAGCTGCTGCGCATCAAGCCAATGCTCTTCTCGGGCTGGAAGCTCAAGGAGGCACTTAGCTACAAGTCCACAACCTTGTCCTTCAAGCACAATCTCCAGGCGCTCTGTGATGCCGCCGTGGCTAGCGGGCTGCCGGAGTTCGTCCTCCACCTTGGCGACTACACCATCACAGTCAAGAAGTCATGATCCCATCCATCGGCAGGGTTGTTCACTATACGCTTCGTGATAGTGACCTTAAAACCATTCAACATAATCGGACGGTATCCGCAACACCCTACAGCATGGGAAACGCAGCGCACGAAGGAGATGTCTTCCCGGCGATGATCGTTCGAGTCTTGGATAAACCAGCCAGCGAGTTCTCCGTGGTCCAACTTCAGGTCTTTCTTGATGGCTGTGACCAACTCTGGGTAACCAGCGCAGAACAGGGCACCGGACCCGGAAAATGGTTTCAACCACCAACGATATGAATCCAATCTCTTACGCCATCGGCTCACTGGTCACTATGCTGATCATGCTGATCTACCGCAAATAACACCAACTACAAATCATATGAAACAAAACCTAACTGACCTCACCATCATCATCGACCGCAGCGGCAGTATGGACTCATGCGCCACTGAAGCCAGCAATGGCATCAACCAGCTCATCGAGGACCAGAAGAAACAGTCCGGCGAATGTCTGGCAACCCTGGTGCAATTCGACACATCCTACGAATTCGTTCACAAAGGCATCCAAATCGTCAATGTCCCGAAATACACCCTTGTCCCACGCGGGATGACCGCCCTGTTTGATGCGGTTGGGCGCTCCATCAACGAGGCGGGAGACCGGCTGGCAAAAATGCGGGAAGAAGACCGCCCCGGACTGGTAGTATTCGTCATCGTGACCGATGGACTGGAGAACTCCTCCCATGAGTTCACGGGCGACCAAATAAGGGCAATGATCGAGCGTCAGCAAAAGGACTACAACTGGAAGTTCACCTACCTCGGGGCCAACCAGGACGCCTTCGCCGCCGCCTCCAATATCGGAATCCCCATTGCCGCCGCCGCCCCATTCAAGCCCGGTAATGTCAAGAAAGCCTACGCCGCCGCTTCCTCTAACGTAAGGCGAATGAGGGAGGCTGTCGCCGTTGGAGCAGTAGCGTGCAGCTCATACACCGACGAAGAGCGAGACGAAATGGAGAAATAATTTCGGGGTATCTCCTCCTACTTTGTTGATACCATAAACTAAAACAGGATGGGCCAATCCCGGCCCTCCGTAAACCACCAGAAAAACCATGCCACCCTACGACATCATCAGAGCCCTCATCGCGGCGTTCACCTCCGCCGTCAACGCCAACAAAGTCGACCCAGGAACACTTACTGAGGCCAAGAAGGCCCAAGCCGACCTGCAAGCCAAACTCGATGCCTCCAACGCATCCCTTGCGAAGGACGACGAAGCCATTGCCGCCTTCGGCAAACCACTGTCACCAGACGAGACGTTCCACCTCAACAGCGTGCTGGCCACCATCCAGGCCGCCCCTGCGGTGAGCGTTCCTCCGCCTCCGGCCCCTCCCGTGGACGTTCCACCAGTGGACCAAAAGGCCGCCCCTCCCGTGGACGTGGTTGCCACACCAACGGCACCACCCGCCGCCTAAAACCTTCCTTGGTTTGGAGCGAGACCGAGCAACCTGCGCAGTGGTGGCTCGCTAATTTCATGAAAGCAGTAGCGTCAATCGGAAAGTTCTTAGCCATGTTGGCTGGAGCCATGGGGTTGTTCCAACACAGGGGCAACCCCAAAGGTCCAGGTGGCAACCCGGAACCCGCCCGCAACCCCTTCGGTAAGAGCAGTGGAGGCAGTGGCCGCTTAAGCCGCAAGCGCCCGGAGGTTTTCGGCCACCGGAGACCACTAGGCGTGAGCCGTCATACGCTTTATCGCCAGCCTCCGGGCTATTACTTCCAGCCGGTCAAGAAAAACCACATCCACTCATACGGCCCAGCCTCACCCACCCTGCAAACACGCAGGCCAAAGCGACCCATCTTCGCGTGAAGACCAAGAATGTTCGTATTGAGCGCCACCCAGCATTTGATGAGCTGCGTAAAAGATACGAATGGAGCGACACTACCAACAAATTTCCAAAGCTTCTCAAGAGCGGTCGTAAAAATCCGCTCTTCAAGGTCACAGGATTTATGGTGACAATATCATGATCAAGACCCGCCTAACTACCAGCGACATCATCAAACTCAACGCCGCCAGGGGCCTTGATATGAATCTGCACGATGGAAACAGACGCCATCAGAACCGCCACGGAACACGCCCATCAGTGACGGACTACAATGCCGCTATTCACCAGGGGGTCTATATCGGGGATTTTATCTTTCCAATTGGTTGCGAGACTAATCCGTGAGAACAATCCCACTCACTCAAGGCAAGGTGGCTCTAGTTGACGATGAGGACTACGACCGTGTAATGCAATACAAGTGGTGCTTTGGTAAAATTGGATATGCCATGCGAAACATCAGCAAATATGCCAGGCGCGACGGAAAGCATGGCATGCAATATCTCCATCGCTTCATCATGGGCGAACCACCTGGAATGGAGGTTGACCACCGCGACGAAGACAGACTCAACTGCCAGAAATACAACCTCAGAGTAGCTACACATGCCCAGAACACACAACATCGAGGCCCGTTAAAAACTAACACTTCAGGCAGAAAAGGAGTTACCAGAAATCACAGAGCAGGAAAATGGGTAGCTCAAATAGATGTTAATGGAGTCCACAAGAACCTCGGATATTTCGACGATATTCAATCAGCTCATGCCGCATATTGCATGGCGGCAGAAGAACTTCACGGAGAATTCGCCAAGACATCGTAATCATGAAGCACAGCCACTACTACCGCACGTTTGCAGGCCGCAAGCTGGACTTCTATAAGATCGCCGAACTATTTGGCCCATGGCATCCCGCCCAAGAACATGCCCTCAAGAAGTTAATGTTTGCCGGGGTGCGCGGCAGCAAGAACCTCAAGCAGGACATCCAGGAAGCGGTGGAATCCATCGCCAGGTGGTATGAAATGCTAGAAGAGGACGAGAATCCGGCAGTAGCTCTTGGAGAGGCTAATGAGAATCAAGACCTCGCCGAGCAAGTCACCGAGCGCGAGCGTGAGGTCCTAGAAGAGCACAGCACCCAGGATCAACCATCCCCTGAGTTCTCCGAGGACGACCTGGAGGAAATCCGCCAGCAGTCCATCCGCCAGCGCCAGAGCCAATTCCGCAGCGAGGGCGCTAAAATCCCCGTAAAACGCTCGACCCCCCATATTCGCACTCCTATGCCTCCCAAGCCCACAAAACGCGCCCCAAGGGCCTCCAGGGCTCCGCAAAAGGCATCCCTGAAGCGCGCCAAACCCCAACAGGACAACCACCGGGGCGACCTCCAGCGCATCCTGGCCCAACGCCGTGCGCAGGTCTACGATAAATAAGGCAGGCCCCCGCACCCGCAAGCGGCAGGAGATGAATGCCAAACTCAAGCGGCTCTTCATCGAGCAGGGCTGGCCGCAGGAGTGCGAGCTAAAACTGCCTGGCTGCCTAAAGAACTGGGCTTTAACCTGGGCGCACTCTCGCCGCAGTAGATACCTTAAGACCGAAGAGGAGTGGATGCACGCCGCTCTCACGTGTGTTAATTGCCATCAGGCCGTGGACTCAAAACCACATAAAGAGACATTCAAGATAATATCTGACGCGATCAATCGCAGGCCAATGGCACGGCCAGCCTTGACGATCTGCGATCCTGATGAGTAGTTGTGCTGGGGAGCAGTAAAGCGCCAGCAGGCTTATCCTTTCACCTGCTGGCGCAATTACTTAGATTTCGACCTTGAATTCCGGTGGCGAATCCAGCGGGCGCTTGAGATCGCCATAGGTTTTATCGCCAACGATTTCCAGTTGATCATCTTCAATGTTCTGGATGAACTTGACCAAGTTGAGTAATTGACGCGCCACGAGCTGGCGGGACAGCGTTTGATCCGGCGAGTGCGCCAGCTCATAAACTATCCGTTGCCACCAACACACTGGCCGACCGGATAGAGTAATCATCATGGACTTATAGAGTTCATTGGCATTATAAGCCTGACCCGACCAGTTATCACCGAGCGTCTCGGTCATAGCCACTTGGTCGGCGTCGAAGAGATCGATGTCGTCCACATCCTTCATTCTGTGGCCGCGCATATCCTCCAATTGCTGATCGGTAAAGACACGTTCGTTGTCATCGTCATCATTCTGTTGTTTGATCATGGTGTTTCCTTTCTGGTTATAGTTCCCCATTCTCCAGGAGCCTTTGCGACAGCTCCCGACGCAGAATAGGTTCGGCAATATCCGCATTACGGCGGAAGATCGCTTGGGCAATCCGGCTCTCGCCATTGCGATAATCCATTCTTTTGACCCCACCCTTGTGCAGGCGGTAGGTGATCTGGTGCTGACTGAGGTTGGTCCTAGCCATGATCGCCTTATTGGAGAACCCCATGGCCCCCAAGAGGGCCACGGTAAAATCCTCCTCATCATGGAGTAGGTCCACCCGCTTTCTGATAGCGGCATGGCGCTGCGGTCGGACAACAATGGCGCGGCTGGCGATATAGGTGGGCATATCTTTAGGCGCGTTTGGCCATCTCCATAGCCATGGTCACAGCAACGATATTACACCCGCACTCCGGGCAGAAGCGAACGGCAGGGCGGGCCTCCGGTCGTTTTGCGACGGCTGGACTGGCGGCCACGACAGGACTCCTGCGCGACAATCCATGCACCCGGCGCTCATGGGCGCGCATATTCACGTCCTTGTCCGTGGTATAACCACAGCCCGGCTCCGGGCACATCATTTCCTTAATTTCCAAGACCGCGCCATTGCCTGACCTGGACCGCTGGGCCTTGGTGACATTACGGGTCCAACTTTTGGCCTTTGGTCCGTGCTTCCTATTCCAGTGGACCATGATGGCCATCTGGGAATCGGTGGTGAAGGAACAACTCCGACACTTATAGGGCGGGGAGTTGTCATGGGTGAACTTGGCCAGACTGGCCAGTTGATTGTGCTTTTTCATTTACTTTACCTTTCTTATTGCGCGGCTTTCGCGGCGCGTTTGGTTTTTGGTTTACTGACACTGACATTCGTTTCTTCCTCACCGGATTAATCAACGGTTGGATCATCCGGTAGACGTTGAGCACCGCCAGGGACAGCTCATGGAAGGCGTGGATGGTCTTCTCCGCCTGGTCTTGCTTATTTGTCGATTTCATTGCGGATCAGATCAATCATCTGCCTTATAGCTGGCCCATACTCCTCAGTCATTTCCTGACAGAGCTGCTCGTCCATGGCCATATTTGCCGTGAGATTACACATCTCCACCATGAGATTAGCGAAGACCAGCAGCGAGGCCGCCCCAAAACCCTTGCCGGAAGAGGGGTCGAATTTGTCTGCCTCATAGGCCATCCTCTGCCAGACGTGGATCGGCAGCTTTTGGAGGACCTCGCTGGCCTCCAGGACGATTTTTACCCCTTGGCAAACAAAGATCGCCTTCTTACTGTAATCACCCAGTTGTTTGGTGAGTTCCACTTGCTGTGGAGTTTGGAGATCGAGGTCTCCGGCATTTTTCATTTTCTTATACATGGTTCATTGGTCCTTTCTGATTGTGGTTGTTTTTACCGTTCTTTCTGATGTTACGGGCGATGGTCGCCACCCCGCTGGCATGGACATATAGCCCCACCGACTCAAACAAGACCTTGAGCACAAAATGCTCACTGGCCTCCATAATGGCCACCCCGCTAAAGGTGGTCACCACCCCTATAAAGAGCCGGGTGATCCGGCGAGGATGGGGAGCGTTGGTCCTGCGGTGCAGGTGGTCAGAGATCGCATGCACCGGCCTAATGATGAAGTAGATGCCCTTGGCGATTTTAGTAGGTCGCTTCATCGTCTTGTGGTGGCGAAACCCGCCCGATAATTTCCCCTTCACCAGCATCCTTCACGCTCTGCTCGATGCACACCACGATGGCGTCCTTTAACCTATTAGCCATCTCCCTTTCATCATAGGTGGTTGCTCCAGCCTCAATGCCTTGCAGCGTGCCATGGATTATTGCCTCATTACTTTCAATAACAATCGTGAATATGATCATAGTCTTGGTCCTTTCTTTGGTTTATTGCAGTAGTCGTTGTAATTCACACACCTCTTCCAGAATCGACTGGAGGAAGCGTCTCATATCCTCCGGCGTGCCGTCCCCATCGGCGGCCTTCTCTCCCTTCACGGCATCTTGCTGGATATCGTCAAAGAGCGAAGCAATCTGAGCCCGGAGTTCTTCATCTCGGTCGTTCATATCATCTCCCCTGGTAGTGATACACCCCACTGATGATCTTGGCCGCGACCACGATAGCCATGGCAATGGCGCACAAGGCCGAGGTCATCGTATTATTCCTAAGAGCGGATTGCACCAGCTCATCAACCTTTTCCTCATTCATATCATTTCCCCCTTTATTGGCAGCGAGGAATCAAAGTCTTCCCGCGTGATCTTACGCTTCGGGTTGAAATACACATTAATGTAGCCATCCTTGGTGATCGCCGGGAGGCAGAGGCAGTGATCCTGCATTTCCAGATAATCCTGCAACTGCCGGGCGGCGTCGTCCTTACTGGTGGCGCGGACCTCCCCGGCCACGCCAACCTGCCCCTCCGTAGAGTCGCCAAGTTGGAAGTGATACAATTTCTCATGCTGATTCTTATTCATTTGGTTTTCCTTTCTTTCTTGGCCATGATTTCACGGACCTTCTTCTTGCCATGGCCAGCGGCAAAGAGAAGGGATTGAATACGGACTTCGGAGTAATCCAGGCTCCGCAGGAAGGAGACCACCGTGGCAATCTCCCTGGCGTTCTTTAAGAGCTTAAGCGCCTGCCTGGCCTCCAGCTCCTTATTTGGATCGCTCATTTGGCCTCCTTTTGTTGGCCATTGTAGATGCCATTCGATCTGGCGCGGATCAGCCTATCCCTGGCCTCCCTGGCGGCATTGGCTGCATTGGCGTGCTCCATGCCATCTTTGGTCCCTTTCTGGGCGAAGAGCGCTCTTTCCCTTTCATAAACCTCGTCATACATGACGATCAGTGATTCGTTATCCACCCCACCAATCAGGTTGACTGCCTGGATCGGCGGCGGAAGCTTGAAGCTCCGCCGCCACTCCTCCTCAAGCTGCCGCTGGTGCATCTGTTCGCGTTGCCGCTCGGAGAAATGGCGCTGTCGGCTGGCAATGCGCCTCTTAATCTCTGCATTGTGCAGACTCTCCATTCTCCTTACTTTTTCGATCTCTTCACGCCTGGCTTGCATCAATGGTTTAGCCGCCTCATAGGTGGCGTCCAGTTGTGAATTAGTCATTCGTTGCAGCTCGGTGGAGCTAAATCCCACTACCGCCAGCATCTCTATTTTATGAATCCTGTGTCGTTCTTTCATTTGGTTTGTCCTTTCTTGGTTTTGTCGATGACCTCGATGCCCGCCTCCCGGAAGTGGCGAGCAATACATTCAAAATCCCGCTGCTGATATTCTAACAGTGCCTCCGGCGTTGGCGGAACATCCGCTCCATTCTCATACGCCTCCGCCATCTCCGGCAGATAGGGCATGCGATGAACGAGGTGCAACTCATTGCCCTTTTTCTGGAATAGCAGGCCACTGCGCGGCACCATCCACATTCCACCATCGGCCAGCATCATGAATGTTTTATAGCTCCAGGCGACATCCTCCGGCCTCATACATCCTCCTCCGCAGCGTTGACGTTCACAATCTCGTAGATATCGACCCATTGATTTTTACATTTATCGCAATCAACATTGGCCGTCGCAGTGTTAAAACCATCCGCATCCAGCTTGTCAGAGTTGATCTGGTAACTTCCGCAATACGGGCAACGGTTTGGATTCTTGAGATACTCTCGGACCTGCTTCTTGGTAAGCGGCGCACTCATACGACCGCCTCCTTGAGCACTGGACCTACTTCCTCCCAGCGATCCTCTTTACGCAGTGCGATCACTCTGCGCACCTCCTTGGTGGTGGTATCCCATTCACCGGGACGCCATTCTTCGACCAGGACCTTCTGTCTTTCGGTGTCATCGATGTCCAGCATTGCAGCGGTATTATTCATGTTCATTTGGTTTTACCTTTCGTTGTTTTGCCAGTGGAGATACTGGCGGGGTTGTGAATCTCTCCCTACACACCTCCGGCCCAAGGCCGAAGGTGTGGGTGGGGGTTATCCTTTCTATTTACTTTGATCCCGAATGGTCCGGCAATACTTAACTACGACGCTGTATTTACCGCTCTCTTTCACCAACTTCCCTTGTTGGTCGAAGGCGGCATACCGGGCCACGCCCGATGGCCTGGATGTTCTTTCATACACGGTGAGTTCACCGATGTCTTTTATCCTCTTTAGGAGGCAGCCGTTTGACATAGGATTACATGCAGATGGCGATCTTGTGCAGGCGTCCAGGACACTCCACGCACGGCCCTGGAGCCGCACATTCATCCACACCCTCGTCTCGGGCATGTTTAGCATCTCGGATGACACTGTGCCACCCACCGCTTACCTGCTGCGGATTCTCTCGGTTGCACACCTCAAGAATTTCCGCATCGGTGGCATCCGCTACCGCACACACCTGCATGGCCCTAAGGCCAGCGTAAGGCAGCGTGACACAGACCCGCTGTCCTGGCTTGGGCATAGGCAGGCTCATGCGACCTCCTCTACACCATTGGCGATCATGTGCAGTTGCTGCCTAGCGGAGCGGCGATCCTTGCGCCACTTCATTCGCTTGAGGTGATGTTTGAGCCGATGGGTGGCATGACTGTGGCGGTCCACCACTTTCTCGATTTTGGTCTCTTTTATGCGGCCTCCTCACATTTGGCTTTCAGCCAATTCAACACCCAGGTAGCCCGTATGGCCCCCAGCTCGAAACGATTGACCCCCAGAAGCTCCAGGGCTTCCGTGACTTGTTGTCTCTGGACGTGCAGATACCAGGCGGCTTCAGCTTCCATGATTAACTCTTTCATTTTGGTTCTATCTTCTTTCTTTTTCGGCTTGGGAGTTCAAGCCGGATTGTTGCTCCCTACTCTTCTGAGCAGACTGGAGCGGCGGCATTTCTACCGCCGCTCGGTGTCTGCGCATTTCCTGGGCTGCACACGTGCAGTTTTGGAATCAGCGCCACCTTGCCCATGGAATCGATCTCCATGGTGGTGTTTGGACCCTTGGGCCATGCTGCCTCAGATTGAGACATCTGACAGGCATGAGCGAATGCGGAATCTCCACATCCACGATCTATAGCGTCCCATAGCCAGCAGCCCTTAATTACTCGGGCTCACTTTCGCTCTTGAACTGGCATCGCTACGACCCCCACAGGTTATGGGTTATAGTTTAATCGCAGGATAGGCACCCTTCGGCACCGCCCCGCTTCGCCCCATCATTGTCGCCCTACCATCTGGAATCGGCACAGCCGGATCGAGGCGCTACCTCTCACCGGACGCATTTGCCTTGTGCAGCGGCCCCCTTGCTATCGGGGGTCAAAGCCAGACTGAAACGAACAATTACTCATGCTCTAAAATCCAGCGCCACAATACCTCGCGCTGGGAGCTTACCATCAGGCCATGATTCGGGACGGGATTTAGTCACTTCACCCCATGTGGCCTTTGCTGATCGAAGTCGATGGACGAACTTCATGTTGCCATGAGTCATCGTTTGGTTTATCGCTTTCACTGCTCTTGGAGGAGTCAGCCTGATTATGCTTTTTAGCCATCTACCTGGCTTTACGGGTTTTTAGGCCCAACACGGATTCCCCGTGGAGATCAGGAACGCCGAGCCCACCGGACTATTGCCAAGGTGGGCGCAGTTCGCCTTATGCTTCGATCTGATAATGTCAAAGAACAACAAGCCCGGCTGAGCTGTCAGCCCTTCGGTGAAGAAGGTTCTCAGTGACGGGCGGATAACGGAGCCACCACCGCCAATTGTGGAAATTGGAGCGGGGCCTTGAAACCGAGTCTCTATACCCCGTTTCGGCATTTTCCCCTCTTATACGTAGTTAATCATAAAGAATAACTTTTGGTGGAGGAGGCTTGACCGGGAGGCAGACCGTTGACATCCTTCTCTTTGCCATGGCAATGCAGGACTACCTCATTCGATTCCGCTCGATGGATACACCGAGCTTAACTGCCTTACAGACTGCACTCATTGCCCAGGAATCTACGTTTGCGCAACAATCGAAAGGAACGACCTCATTCGCCCGCGATCTTCGCCGGTTCGACGACAAACTCAACTGTATTGCCTATGTCTTACGTGAACGCGGACCAGTCATCATAAACGCTCCAGATCAAACCAACCCCCACATTGGCATCACAAATTTTGAGCTGATCGAATGAGCCGAGAAATTCCACTCACAAAGGGAAAGGTCGCCATCGTTGATGACGATGATTATGAACGTGTGATGCAGCACAAATGGTATTGCAGCAATAATGGATACGCTAAACGCGGAGTTGGCGCACATGGGAAAATCCATCAACTCCTTCACCGCTTCATCATGAATGAACCAGAGGGGTTGCAGGTGGACCATCGCGATGGATACAGGCTGAATTGCCGTAAGGAGAATTTACGGGTTTGCACGATGTCGCAAAATGGATGCAACCGAGGAATGCAAATCAACAACACCTCCGGTAGGAAGGGTGTTACCTGGTGTAAGAAGCGAAAGAAGTGGCAGGCCCAAATAACAGCCAATGGAATCCACAAATATATTGGTCATTTTTCAAGCGTAGATGAGGCTGGTGACGCCTATGCGAAGATCGCTATTGAGCTACATGGAGAATTTGCTCGGGTATCATGACAAACACAAACGGAAACGGCACGCGAGAACTCCACATGGCCAGACTCTATGATGGCCAAGGCAACACCGTGACAGAATGGAACCCACGGTTTGAAGCCGTGAAACGAGAGATTCAATTCTCATCGACCTACAACCCAGCCGTAGAACGCCGTGGCCGCGCTCCACATCTGGCCGCCAAGGCTGGATCAGAAAACTGGATTCAGAATAGGGACCGACTGAAGATGATGGCGGACGCACGGGATGCTGCTCAATACTCATGGATTGGCGGGGTCCTGGCCCGCATCGTCCTCTACGTCTGCGGAAAGTGCCACTGCAAGAGCAGCACTGGGGACGACATGGTGGACGCGGCTTATGACGACTACTTCCATGCTTGGTGTGGTGACACTCGCAACGACGACGGCACCACCCGCTGTGATATCACTGGCCGTCATCGCCTGCTCAAGATGGTGCAAATGTCTTTCCTAGCCTTCTTGGTGGATGGAGACTGCGGACTAGTGGAGGTGGACCCACTTCTATCTCCAACCGCCCAACTCGATCTGGAAGGAAATCCCATCCCAGGCACCGGAGATTACTGCCTACAGTGCATCGAGGCCGACCGAATCGGCAGCCCCATAGAAACCGAAGTTCAGGAGGATTACATCGGCGGCGTGAAGATCGACATCCAGACCGGACGGGTCATCTACTACCGGGTCTACCGCCGCACGCGGACGAACATGTATGTGGACAAACGGGAGCTGGAACCCAAGGACTTCATCCACGTCTTTGATGCCGACCGCTCGGATGAATACCGGGGGAGGACCAAGCTACTCCGACTACTCAACGACCTTCGGGACATCCGAGAAACCTTCGAGTCCGAGAAGGTGGCCATCAAAACTCAGAGCCAGTGGGCGGCCTTGGTCTCAACTAAGGACCCATTCAACAACACCGGCTCCGCAGCCTGGGACGGTAAGACCATGTTCGGCACCCCCACCCAAGAAGCGGTTTGGGGGAAGATTCTCAAGATGGGCGAAGGGGAGAACTTCGACATGCTGGCTCCATCGGCCCGCCCCAGCGGATCGACATTGGCTTTCGTTCAGACCCTAATCCGCATGATGTCTCTGAGTCTTGGGTTGTCCTACGGGCTTCTCTGGGATTTAGCCTCTCTTGGTGGGGCGACCGCCCGCATCGAGGTCCAGTCCGACCTGCGCAAGATTCAATACTGGCAGGACAACATCATCGCCAGCATCATCTTGAACCGCATCCGCAAGAAGGTCATCGCCCAGGGAATTTCCAGAGGCGAACTCCCTGCCGTGCCGGGATGGGAGAAATGCTCCTGGAACTTCGGCCCGCATATCACCGCCGATCTGGGTTACGAGATGGAAGCGGATATCCAGAGCGTCCACAGCGGGTTCCAGACGGTCGAAGCAATTGCCGCCAAGCACGGCAAGACCACTCGCGACATCTTCGAGCATAATGCGGATACCTTCCTTCAGGCCCTCAAAGTTGGAGCTGAGAAGGGTGCCCCAGTGGAAGCATTCGCGGGCGGATTGTATCCCGACGGAACCGAACTCAAGGCCGCCTTCGATATCAGCGGACCTGTCCCGCCACCCCCTCCTCCAGCCGGATCGATCGCGGCCATCGGGGACAAGGGAGTGGCGAAGCTGCTGGAGCTTCTGGAAGATGTCGGAGACGGATCGATCGATCGCGAATCCGGCATCGAGACGGCCATACGGGTGTTTGGCCTCACCAGGGGACAGGCAGAAAAGATCATGCCAGAAGAGCCTTCAGAAGAAGAACTCAACCGCGCCGCAGGGTTGGATACCAAAGGCCGCCATGCTCCTATCGTAGCCGCTGGAAGCGCCAAGCCCGGAGCCAACAAGAGCACCAAGGCCAAGAAGAAGACCAAAAAGAAATGAAACCCAAATCGCTGCTTACTAAAATCATTGAGTTCACTCAATCGGTGTTTGGATGTTTACCGAAAGCAATCAAACCACTGATTAAAAAGAAGACAGCCAAGAAGAAGTAATATGGCCCGCATTTGCGCCACAATGCCCGTGGCCGCGTTTTTATTCGCCGGGAGTAGTCTGGTAGCGGACCAGGGGTCCGGCGCATTCCTAGGGCATTTCTGGACAGAGCGTTGACATGGCTGCATAAATAGCCATGCCCAACCCACAGAGAAAGATCAAAGACACCTCCGCACACGATGTCGCCACCGGGGCACTAGAGGGCGGCATCCTCGGCCCAGTGACCGAGCCACTCTACAGCAAGCTGGGCGGAAAAGGATGGGGAGAATCAGTGCTCGGTGGCGGACCAAAGACCTTCAAGACTCGTGGGGGCTTCAAGTCCCTTGGCAAAGCCTCCCTCATCGGGGCTGGCTTAGGAGCGGCCTCGACCGCGCTCATTGGAGCAGGAGTCCATGCGATTGCCAAGAAGCGGGAAGAGGAACAGGAAATGTCCTCCAAGTCCCGCATCATCCGCTTCGCCAAGAGTGGAGAAATCCACGAGCGCTACGCCCCGAACTCGATCTACAACACCACCAAGGGCGGACAAGAGATCAAGAAAGCGGTCCTCAACCGCAAGACCACCGACTTTGTGACTACAGGAAGAGGACGCAAACTGTTCACTACCACCACCAGTCCATCTGGGCGGAAGGAACGCATCCCCAGAACCATTGGCAGCACTGGATTTAGCAAGGGTGGCGTCAGAGCATTCATCCGAGCTAAATACAATCTCTCTGGAGCAGCCGCAAAACTCAAGGGCGACATTGATAAAATGGCAATTGATTACTCCAGGAGTGGTAGCACACCGGAGCAGATCAAGGAAGTGTCCAAGACGATGCGCCGAAAGCACATCGCCCACTACACCAAAGAGCTGCGCGGCAACATGAAGGCCCCTGAGAAAGTGAAGCCGGAGATGCAAGCCCACCGCGATGTCATGGCCGGAGAGCTGCATGAATCTCGCAGGATCATCCAGGCGGAGAAACAACACCGCACTGGGGTCAAAACCAAGCCGCTCTCACCTGCAAAGATGCAAGAGATCAAGAGCCGCCCAATCCAGGGCAAGACCCATAAGGCATCCGGCCAGCCACTGATGGACAGAGACACCCTCCATACCCATCGTCAGAACCTAGACGCCGCAGCATTGACCGAGCACACTCGCGCCCAGACCGCCTTGGAGCGGGTTCATGCCAAACTCAAGACCAAGATCGGTGCCGGACTGGAGCGGCTTGGGCTAATTGAGAAACACCAACGGGCAACTTCCGTAGAGAGCCTGATGGACCCACTCAAGATGACCGGCAGCACCCCCACAAAAACACAGAAGAAGCTCATCGCCGAGCCGCTAACCCACGGATACATTCCTACCGGAAGGCATCCACTGGATTACGAAATCAGAAAATCACCACGCCGCATTGGTATCGGCCATGTGAACAAGATCATCAGTCGTGTTCTTGGGATGCAAAACGCCGCAACGGGAGGTCTGGCCGGGGAGCGAATGGTTAAGGATAAGATTCTCAAGAAAGGAACGATCTTTGATAAACCACTTCCAAAGGCCGCCCCACCTGAACCAGCCGGTTATCCGCATCTCAGGAAAGTAGGCATCGGACTCGGCGGGGCCGCCCTCCTTACTGGAGGGATCATTGCGGGTAAGAAACTACTCGATCGCCGCAAGGAAAAACAACACGAGTTCAGCTCCGGCAGTAAGAAGCTCCGAACACTCCTTCAAGAAACCGAGGAAGCTGGTGGCGCAAAGGTCATCAAACACCTCACGGAAACTGGCGCTCTTGAATACGCCACCGAGGGAGGTGAGACTTATAAGAATAAGTTTGAGAACGAACTCAAGCGTAGTCACGACCTTAACAAGGAACTCACAGACCTTCACGCCAAGCGCGAGCATGTTGCCGGTCAGAAGAAATTCAAAGGTTCAGTTGAGGCCCGAAGCGAGGGCTTTAAGGAAGGCCGTAAGGCCAGCCTCAAGGAACACCTGGCATCTCAGGAAGCCTCCCGACTCCATCACGAGACCGAGATCAAGGCATCCCGTGGTGAACGCGATGCCGCCAAAAGGACAGCCTCACGCATCATCCCTACCGCTATCGGAGCAGGAGCTATTGGTGGAGCAGGTGGATACCTCATTGGCCGCAAGCCAAAGGAGACTCAATTCTCCGCTGATCCCATGGCCATCCGCAGCAACAACAAGAACGTCACCAAGGACAAATACGGCAAGTTAATCAAGACCAACGAAGCCAACCGTCGTGACTCCAACTATGGCCGCAGCGCCCTGACTGGCGGAGCACTAGGGGCCGTGCTACGCGCCAAGATGAAGATTGTTAAACCCGGTCGCGCCGCGCTCATTGGGGCCGGATCAGGCATAGCCGTGGAGGCCGCCACCCGAATCGCCAACCGCAACAACCGAGACCAATTCGGCGAGAAGACCATTGGAGCCAAGCGCATCGAGGCCGCCCCATGGCAGGGTGGTGCCGCCGCCGCCGCCGTCATGGGAGCACGCAAGCTCTACAAGGAGAGCCCAGTGGTCCAGCGGACAGTCAGAAAGTATTTCAGCGCCATCGAGTTTGACCAACAGGATGATGACGAGCGCAGGGCGTCGTATCAAAAAGCCGCCTCTCGCTACATCTACGGCAAACCACGCGCCGTCTACCCAAAGGCCGAGAAGTTCAAGCGCTACCTCGGACGCGGCAGCAGGCTGATTGAGAGCGCCAAGTCACACGTTAGCGGCAAACCCAACCTCGATGCCCGTGGACGGGAGAAGACGCCCGAATGGAAGAAGCCATGGGTCATTGGAGGACTCGCCACCACAGCTATTGCTGGCGGAGTCCTGGCTCACCATGGCGTCAAGAAGATCATTCGCGAAGCACCACACAACAGCAACCTTGGCCAGCTCCGCGAATCCTTCCTGCAAGGGCATCCGACAGACGCGATGCGCAAGACTTTTCCAGCCACATCCAAAGTTGCTGACTTTATTACTGGAGTGAAGAGCGACATAGGAAAACTTATGAACAAAGCCGCCGCCCCAATGACCAAGGTGATTGGTGAGGCCGCTGGAAAACCGGGAGAAGTCCCTACCTCCAAAGAAACCCTGAAACGCCACAAGCAAGCTGCTACCGAGAAGGAGAATAAAGACATCGCTGAGACGCTTCACCAGAAAGGTCAAATCATCTCCGGCCCACGCAAGGGCAAAGGGCTATTCCCGGAAGACACTCACAAGTTCGCCGTCCACAACCCAGACTGGGATGTGCGCGACCAGCGCGGCAACAGCGCCCGCGTTTATGCCCCAGGACATCAGATCAGGGAGCGCCGACCCAAGGAATGGTATGAGCGCCAGGGCGTCCAGCGCACCGCTCTGGCCATCGCTGGCATCGGGGCTCCTGTTGGAGCCTACGTCGCCCACCGCAAAGGGATGTTCAAAGGCATGGGAAAGGCAGTCCGCCGAGACGTGGATAGGTCCATACACAAGATCAGGCCAGCCAAGGGCACCCCATTTGGCATCGTCGATCCCATCGAAGCCTCATCGAAGACCAAGCTCATCCACTTCCAGTCCGACGACCACGCCAAACGGAACAGCATTCTCACCGGCAGTGTCGGAGCATTGGCGGGATCGCAATATATCGGAGGCCGCGCCCCCTACCCCAACGAGGACCTAACCGGCAAACGGATTATCCGCCGCCATCGAGTTATTCCCATTGCCCAACATGAAGGTATTGGTATAGGTCACGATACCATTGCCGAGGTCCATCACCGTGGCATCCTTGGAGGTGGTAAAATAAGGGCCACTAAGATCAGCTCATTCAACAAAAGAGGAGATGCGAGAGTGGCCGACGAAGTAGGCAACATGACCGCCGCCCACCGAGCCAAGACCCAGATTGGCAAGCCATTCCGCTATAACCTCCTAACGAGCAACTGCCAGGATTTCACGGACTACGCTCGTCGTGTGACTCGTCCACTCTCCCGCCAGACCCGCAGAGCGATCGCTGGCGGAGGATTGGCAGCAGCGGCTGGATATGCGGCCTCGAAGATCAGCAGTCGCAAGGAGATGTCCTCACGCTCTCGACTCATCCAGTTCAAGGAAAAAAAGAACGACCACAAGGCTCTACGCACCGCCGCCATCGCCGGAGGAGTAGGAGCCGCCGCCGTAGGTGCAGCACTTCTGCCTGGTGCCTCCTCGCTGATGAAGATTCAGGGCCGCGAGGTGATGAGCGGGCTTAAGGGAAAGCTCTCCACCACCAAAGGACTCCGTTCATTCATCAACCCACCCAAGGCCGATCCAAATCGCGGCGGCAGGATGGTTGCTGATTACATCGACGCCTCCCAAAAGTTTCTCAATCAAGGTGTCCACGGAAAAGTGCTGGGAGCCGCCCTTGGGCATGCCAAGAGAAACCCAGAGGGTCCAGTATCCAAGGCCATTCAGAAGATTCCAGGATCGAAGGGTGATTTCGGCATATCTCATTACGCCCGCTTCCGCGCCGGACACCGCGAAGCTCTTAATCACTGGGATTGGGAGGTGGGTGAGATGATCAAGAAGCGCCCAGCAGTATCAACTCTCTGGGGCAGCAAGAAACCCAAGGGAGTCAGCAAGGAGGCGCATATCGCTTCCGAACATGAGACTCTAAGGACGGGGCGCGAGAAGACCCACGCAGCCATTAACGAACAACTTTGGACCAAAGGTCTTAATGAACAGGATGCCATCCGCCACGTTGCCACCAGAACCGAAGACCCAGAGATTCGCGGCTACTTCAATAAGCTGGCCATCACCAAGTCCGGCGCAGCCAAGGGATACGCCAAGAAGGCCCTTCTCTCCCCAGGATTGATCGCCGGAGGGGGAGCAACCGCCGTGGCCGGAGCCACCGTTAATCGCGACCGCAAGAAAAGAATCATCAGTTGACATCCCCATCTTCACTATGAATCTCCAACAACTCATACAGCTCCACGCAATCACCGATCAGGCACTTATTGAGCTTGGCAAGAAAGACTCGAAGGAAAAAACAAAGTTCAATGGTAAGATGATCAAAAAGAAAGACAAAAAGGAGATGTCATCCAGGATGGATAAGCTTATTCAGCTACGAGAGATGACCGATCGCATCATCGAGTTCGCCCGCTATGACGACGAGGACGAGCAAGGCAACATCCTCGGCACCGCTGCCAAAGTTGGCGTGGGCGCAGCCGGAGTCGGCGCAGTTGGCTACGGCGGATACAAGGCCGACCAGGCGATCATGGGAAAATACGGAACCCGCAATACCCTCCAAGTCGGATCAACCAACCAAGTAGTTAATCCTGGGGCTGGTGGGTTCACCATGAATACGCCGGGAACACCAAACCCGCTCACCGCACAGGTAGGACGACCACAAGCCTACCGGGCCGCCGCCAGCGATCTCAGCAACGTGATCCGCAATCGCACCGGAGCCGCCTGGCAAGCTGGACGCCACGCCACCAACGTCACCGCAGGTCGCGGAGCAGGGACCCTGGAATCAATTCTCGCAGGTGTTAAGAAGGGTGCCAAAGTCGCCTTCCACTAATGGCTCTTCAACCACCATTCCCGGAAAGCATGACGACCACCAGAATGGCTGGTCTGATCAAAGAGGCAAAGAAGAACAAGCCCTTCAGCAAGCGGATTCTTGGCGTCTTGAGCAAGATCAAATTCCAGGATGAACTGGATTCCATTTTATTTGACAGCGATGACGTTAAGGCGCGCTTCAAAAACTCAATCATCGGAGGCGCTGTTGGGACCGGCATCGGAGCCGGAGCAGCCGCACTATCACACAACAAAGTCAAGCTACCCAAAGTCTCTATCGACAAAGGAATACAAGTAAGCATGCAACATCTATCCAGACCAGGGGCGGCTCTATTTGGTGGTGGCGCTGGCGGAAAGATTGGCAGCTTGGCCGGTCTGACGGTTGGCAAGAAGAAAAACAAGAACGGCAATCTCGTGCCCAACGATCAAGGCGGAGCCACCGCACTCAGGTCTGAGCTGAACGACATCATCGAATTTCAAATTCCTTGGCAGCAGATGGGCAAGGCCGCTATCAAGTGGGGAGGCATTGGAGCTGGTGTTGGAGCGGCAGCCGGAGGCATCAGTGGAGCACTAAGTAGCGATCCCAACCGAACAGCTCTTGGCGGAGCACTTAGCGGAGCTGTCACTGGAGGAGTTCTGGGAGCTGCCGGAGGAGCTGGCATGACAGCATGGAAGAGTAGACTGGCGGCCAGCAAGGGCATTGGAGGAGTGATTCCGGGATCAACTCCAACCGGGCCTATGACATCGCCACCAGTCAAACCACTCGACCCAGGCGGAGCATCCAGCATTCTCGGGGATCAGCAAGTCAAACAAGCTCAATACCAACAACTTCAACCACGAATGCTGAACCCAATGCCAGCACAAGTGCAGCCATCAATTACACCAAAGAGCCGATTCAGTAGTGCCGCCGAGGCCGTATCAACTCCGGTTGATGCCGACAAATTCAATTCCATGCAACCAAACATCCAAAAACGCGCCAGAGGTGTTGCTAATCTAGCCAACGATCCTGGCACCGGAGGTGAAGGATCAGCAGCCCATCAGGCATTCTGGCGCATGCGCGAGGAGCATGGATTCCGTTCCGAACTAAATAACATCATTGAACTCTCCCGTGGTGATATGACCAAACTGGCCCGCAAGAAACTGGGCAAGAAAGTCATCACCGATGAGGAACTACAGGTGTCCAAGAACCGTGCCGCCAGGACCGCCCGCGACAAGCTGGCCAAGAAGGTCAGCGTGCTGCGGCATCTCACGGCACGGGAGGAGTTGATCCAACTCAAGGCCATCGACCTCGGCTACAGCTACGAGAGCATGTATGGCGGCTGCGGTATTGATGTTGCCGCCAAGCCAGATAGGAAGAACTACCCCTCCTTCTACGTCAGCGACCGACCGGACGAACTGGACATCCCTATGGAAGGACAGGCCGTGATCAAATACAAGCTGCGCAGCAAGGAGATGCGCCAGAACGAGAAAGGTGAGAAGAAGCACTCCGCCAGCCTGGAGATTCATTCCATCGATCCCATCAAGGAGGACAAAAAACCCAAGCAGGGCGAGCGGGCCAAGCTGGTGAAGTTCCGCGCAGAGCTGGACTCGATCATCCACTTCGGCGATCCACGAAAGCGTAACAACCTGGGCGAGTTCAGCGGAGCCGAAGGCGGACCTGATCCGACCGCAATGGGTATCACCTACAAGAGCGGCCTCATCAGCTCCGCCGTGGGTGGCGCAGCCGGTGCGGCTGGCGGACTGGCGGTGACTAAGGGTCCTGCGGCGATCAAGAGCCTACTGAGTAAGATCAAGAAGAAGAAATAAATCCCCGCAATGGACAAAGACGTGCTCCTATGGATATTCGGTATTACATTTACCGTAGTGGGATCGCTGTGGCTCATCATCTGGAATTCCGTGCGCACAAATATCG